GCGACTCCATTCGCAATCTAAGGTGAACTCTGTGACTACTCCAGTATCTAACTACTTCCAGCACGAAGGCCGTACCTACCTGAACGTCAAGCCAGTAGAGCAGCTCATGCGCTCCAATCTGATCTCTGATGTCATCAAGCGTGGTGACCGCCTGGCTGTTGATCTGGACTCTGGTAAGTTGACTATCGTAGCTTCCGTAGAGAAGATCGAAGCCAAAGTCAAAATCGAGTACGTGGTTGTTTCACCGAATGGCACCCGCAAGCGCTTCTCTACCTATGGCCAGATGTATTCTGCCATTACAAAGCATGTAGCAGCTTCGCATAAGACCTTCACTGTAATCCAAGAAATTGGTGGTCGTGAAGAAGTCTCTATGTCCTACGTCGGTGGCTCTTTCCCAGGCTTCATCGAGCGCCTCGCACGCGTTCTGGACATGACCGTCAGTCAATAATCAGTAATAAGGCTATTTGAAATGTTCTTCTCTGCAGCTCAATTGTCAAAGATGTCAGCCGCTCAGATCTGTTATGTGCGCGGTAAGGAAAAGAAGGCAGCTACGCCTCGTCAGATTCGTGGTGATTCTTTCGCAGCATCCCACACGCAATCGCATCTAATTGAGATGCAGAGTTGCTACAGTCGTGGTGATATAGACATCTGGTTTACTATCGATGAGATTCGCGAACATCGTGACCGTGTTTATATCGTCGAGCATAAAATGGCCGAGAATGCTGAAGATTGGTTCTTCAAGAGTTCCCTAATACAGACAGCTTTCTTGGGCTCTCTTGCAGGACTCGCACCACATCTCAAGACTGCACGATGGTATGATGGTGAGGAAAATTATTTTACCCTCCCTGTTGACCATCATGCATTGCTCAACTTTGGTGGTATGATTTACAAGGTGAATTATGACGTAGAAAAGGTTATGCGCTTCTTTCTTACAAAGGCACGTGCGTCCATGGGCTATCCATCAGCCAGACAGTTCGATGCTACCTATAAAGGCAAAGAGTGGGAGTTTTTGAAAGATGTCGTCAAATATCGCAAATGGAATCGAAACAGACGAACAGTTCAAGACACGAGCGCGGATGACCGTTCAGCACTTGAACAATTGTTCAGGGAACCTTCTCGAGTCAATCAGCAATCGAGCTGCTACTCCTGAGAATCTTCTCATGAAAGAATACTTGATGGACTGCATGGATGACTTTCAAACCATCCTGCAAGAATTTAAGTAAGATTCACCCTTTGAGCTTCAGTCTATGGTCCGGCCTCGCTAGCTGTTGATATTGATTGGAGCTCTTTTTTATTTGTTGCCTATTGTCTAAGACGATAGCGATCTATTAAGGACTTATCATGATTCATAAATGTCGCTGTACTCTCTGTGAACTGTCTCGCGTTAGTCAAGGGAGCCAAATAGATGGCTGTGATCAGGTCGAGCAACCTAAAGGCACTCCTAAGGAGATCCTGGAAAATGCTAATCGGATTGTAGACTTTAGTAGAGATACTGGTGATAGTCATCTTGTTGCTTCTATTACGGCACGGACCTCTCATACAGAGAAGAAAGGTGGTATCGCAGGCATCTTTACATACAATGTCCGGCTTCTCGGAACATCGGTTGAGATGGAGATTCTGTTTCAACATTCTGCATACAGCAAACAGATAGCGTCTGAGAAAGATAAATCATGGTTATCGCCTGATGACTTTGGTATTATTTCTTCTATGCATGTCCAATTATCTATGAAGGCTGCATATATCTTAGGTGCATGGAAAGAAGGCCCTTTCGCTGATAGCAGGCTTTTTAGCTCAAAGTCCGCTGCCGGAGATTACTTCGTAGCTTTGACAAATGCACTTGAATGGTTTGCTCAAGGGCCTGCTAAAGCCGCTGTTGATGCTTATCGTGATAAGCAAGCTCTCAAGCCGTCTCAGGGTGTTCCGTATGGTGAGTTACAATTATTCTCCTGTACTGAAACTAAAGAGCCTGTCCTCAAGCCAATTGAAATGTACAGTTGCCCTGTGATTGATGAGAATGGCGCTATGATTTTCCATGTGCCTGGGATCTTCAAATGTATTGTTGAGCTGAAGTCTAATACAGTTGTCTTCGAGGTTCTTTGGCAGCATGAAGCGCTATATGCTAATACCCTAGGCCCTTGGACAACTTGGCTTACCGTTGACGATTTCAGTGTTGTCTCTAAGACCTATGTTCAATTAGGCCAAGACTCAGTCTATCTGAAGGGTCGTAATGATACTATGCCAGATCGGGTTGTTCGTATCTTTAAGAACGACAATCAGGCTGCTGTGTATCGTCATAGTCTTGTTCGTGCGTTGGATCGTTTCATGGCTGTTGCAAAGAGTCATGTTGCAGCTTTTGAGCAAACGGAAGCTGAGTCAGATCATGCCAGTCAGGCCTCTGGATATGACAGAGAAGAGGCTCTTGCAAAAGAACATGAGGCGTATGAACGTCAACATGCTCCTGGATTGCATGGCCGTCAAGGCTTCCTGACCTACCATTTGATCAAGACTAATCGTCGACTAACATTTGACATTGTCTATCAACACCCATTGCTTACTTATGATGGAGACGATGATGGTGATTACTACACGTACCACGCAAGGAACGGTATCGAGATTATCTCTCGTAGCCGTATGGATGTTCAGACTGATCGTCTATGGCTTCGCGGTGGTACAGTTGACGATCGCTCTGGCTCTATGGTATTCTCTGATAACGCTAAGCGTGACCTAATGTATACCCGTTTCCAAGTAGCCCTGACTGAGTGGTTCCAAGAGATCGCTGGTCCTGCCGTACGTGATGGTCTTCACATTTGTAATAAATAAGCTGTACCCTCCTAGATGCTGCCCTTATGGGTGGTGTCTGGGAGGGTGCATCCCTATTTTTTTTTTCTTTTTCTTGCTAGATATTTCTTTAAGCTGCCAAATCGTGCCTCATTCGTAGTAAGCTGAATTTTTGTAAGAGTTGTATATAGTCCGCGCAGCTAGGTAATCAAATAGTTGACTTCGCATTAGGCCAAGCCCGTTAACTTAACCCCTCAGTCTCCCCTCCCTTGTTATGATAAATATACGATATTATGGACATAGAGAGGTCTACCCTATGGTATCTATATATGGTCATAAGGAGGTACAATATAATGTCTTAGGGAGGTCGATAAGGCCGATAGGCTCATAAGTGTATAGTAATAGATATATAACCCTATATAGAGGTACCATATAATGGTCCTTATAATGGAAACCTTCCCATGAAACAATCCCATCAGCCCATCCCAGGGCAATTATCCCAATCGCCCTCGCCAGCTATAACCAGCAGCCATTAGAAGATTGTTGAATGTGCATGATGTAACGTGCATAGTTAACAGTCCTTTATGGCTGCTAAAAATTGAAACATGTGACTAATTCATGTGATTAGCATCTTAGGTGACCTTTGAAAGGTTAATCGAGAAGCTAATGAAGACTATGTAATGGTAACATGTGGAGGTGTAACGTGAATGCACAATGTAATCACCATACTTCTTCGAACATGTGATCGTAATGATGTGAAGGCTTCAATGTGAAAGTTCTTATCAGATTGCTACTTGTAAGAACAACGAAAGCGGATCCTGTTTTGGTCATTGTTGTATGAATTATGCAAGATGACAACGCTTTGATGGTGGACTTCAACTTGTGTCGGCGGAAATCGGCTCCAGTATAAGCCTTTAGGTCGACCAATCTCAATTCAACTCTTAGATGGAGACGTCTGTGATGACTAATCCCGTAAAACATGTAAGTGTTAGTGATAAGCCTATTGTGTATCGCAATGGTGGCAACAATGCCTCCCACAAGCTACAACAGCTTCATTTCGATCCGATCGAGCGTCTTGTAGCAACGTACATAAAGTTGGAAGAAGAGATTGATCGCCAAGAGAAGCTCCGTAGTGGTGAAATTAAAGAGCTCATGAACAATGGTCGGATGCGAACGTATCGTCAAGAGGATCACCTAAACCTCTTTGATCGTCTCATCAAGATCTCTGAACAGCTGTTGCGTTACCGCTACGGTCGTGTACCTGAAGGTGACAACCAAGACAAGATGAAGAAGGCCGGTGCTCTTGTCGTTCAATTAACCAAGAAAGATGGTGTTCATCAGATCAACGGTGATCCATCTAAAGCGATCGTTGACATGCCTGACTTAGTTCAAGGCGAGTTAGTTGACGATTAAGAGGCACATCAATGGCTACAATCAGCGACTGTCAGAAAGAGTTACTACTACAAGAGTTCTTGAAGTGGTGTCACTCAGAGGATCATTTCCTCGTCCGTGTTACTGCCAACTTTGCCCGTCTTTATCTCTACGACAAGTGTGTATGTGTCGAGGTAACATGGGATGGTAGTCGTTGGGATGAAGCCAGAAGGAGACCAATACGATGAAATTCCGTAAGAAACCAGTTGAAATCGAAGCTATTAAATGGAATGGCTATTCTAACAACATCGGCTTTACTAATGGTAAGCTTGGTGATGAGTGTCGTTATGACCTGCCTGAATGGATGCCACCAGTATCCTATGTAGTCCCAAATGGTCACTATCCTGTAGGTGTCCCTGCTGGTGCTATATGGCGACATCGTGAGGACCTCTACATCGGTACACTAGAAGGCGCTATGTGTTGCAGCGTCGGTGATTGGGTCATTCGCGGTGTGCAAGGTGAATTGTACCCTTGTAAGCCTGACATCTTTAAAGTGACCTACGAGGAAGTGTAAATGGACAATCGTGAAGTTAATAAGCTGCTGTTTGCCAAGCTAGAAGAAGTCACTGCCAACATGTCGCTTAATACCTTCATGAGTGACCGTACTGCATTCGATACCTGCATGTTAAGTGGGATCGACCTCAATAATACATACTCTACTATTCTCCTGAGATTCGATGGCACTGCTTGGATTGCAGCTAGCCCTACATCATCCGGGATGGAGCCTCAAGATGCTAATCTCTCAACATGACTTAAAAGAACAATTCAGCTATAGCCGTGGTGTCCTTTATAAGACCGATGGCTCGTTGCTACCAATCAAGAATGGCCATTGCATTGTCGATGGCATAAAGATCAACCTCAGAGACCTCGTCTGGATGTACCATTATGGTGCTATTCCTGATGGCAAGCAGATCGTTCACTTGAATGACGATTCTGACGATGCCTATATCGAATCTCTGCGTCTAGTAGATGTGGAGGCCGATGATGAGTATGACTCGGAAGATCAACTGGGATGATTACAAGACTCGTCTACAAGTAAGAACCCCTGAAGAATTCAACAAGGAGTACCTGTGTGACTTCTCATCTGGTGATGTGACCGAAGATCGTAGGTCTGATTCTGCAATTGATTTCCCTCGCAGTGCTGTACTGGAAGACTTCTTAGTACCTAAGCGGGGTGGATAATGGACGATCCTGAATATTCAATCATAGAGCCAGTCGCTGAGCCAATCAAACTACACTATGGTCAAAGTAACGTTTATGAAGACATCTTTATTGACCACAAGGTTAGGTTTGCTGCGGTTTGCTGCAGTCGTGGCTGGGGCAAATCATTCATGGCTGCCGTCGCTGCAACCACCGCCGTGTATGAGCTCCTTGAATTGGGAGCCAACGTCCCCAACAAGAATGTCTATATCATTGCTCCGACTTATGACCAGGTTACAGACATCTACTTCCCGTTACTCGCTTACGACCTTGGCTTGGAAGCAGCAGCAATTAAAAGCTCACGGGATCAAGGTCGCTTCTGGTTCGAGAACAATGTACAACTGCGACTGATCTCTTATGAGGCTGTTGACAGGATGCGAGGCAAGGGCGCCTACTTTGTGGTATGGGACGAAGTCTCTTCCTGCTACAAAGGTATGACCCCTCAAGAGGCATGGGAAGGCGTAATTGAACCGTGCATTACTACTCGTTGGTCGCCTGCTCGTGCTAAACACTTTGGTGCTAGATCTCCTGGTCGTGCCTTGGTGATTAGCACTCCTAAGGGCTATAACTTCTTCCATACGATGTTCAACTATCAGGAAGTCGATAAGCGCTGGAAGTCATACCATTACGACTACACACAATCTCCTTATCTGGATATCACTGAACTTGAATCTCTCAAAGCTAGGCTCGATCCTGTACAATGGGCTTCTGAATACTTGGCTTCTTTTGCGGAGTCTGGTTACAATGTCTTTTACATGTTTGATCGAAAGCGGCACGTTAGGGTGGATCTTCCTGACTTTGTCCCTCCTGACCTTAACGCTGGACACTACGGTGAGGATGTTCATATCGCCATCGACTTCAACGTCGGTCTTCAGTGCTCTAGTGCTGCTGCCATTCGTGGTGGCCAGGTCCATATTCTTGAAGAATTCAAAGGCCACGCTGACACGGAAACGTTGGCTCTTGCTCTTACTACTCGATTCGCTAATCACAGGATTTTTGCTTATCCTGACCCTAGTGGTCGTGCTCGTAAAAGCTCTGCTCCTATTGGCCGTACTGACTTCTCTATTCTACAGTCCTATGGGATAACCTGTCTGGCCCATTCTAAAGCTCCTGCTATTGTCGACTCTGTTGCAGCAGTCAATCGTAAGCTGATGAACGCCAGAGGAGACACTGAATTATACGTGCATCCACGATGTGTAGGTACAATCACCTCACTGGAACGTACTAAATGGGTTGATAAGAACCCTGATACTGCCACGATTGATAAATCGGAAGGCGTCGAGCACTTCTCAGACGGTGTTCGTTACCTCATGGAGTTCAAATTCCCTGTCCTCAATGGTCAGAAGAAAGTCTCCCGTGGTTTCGGATTCTAAGGAGCATTAGAATGGACTATCAACCACTGTTTAACATGGTTCTTGGTGTTGGCTCTGTCATGGGTACCTGGATCTTTAAGCTGATGTGGTCTACTTTAGACAACCTCAAGGTGGAGAATGCAGCACTCAAGACAAAGGTCAATTCTATTGAACTTGACATGGCTCGCAACTACACTCGTAAAGATGAGGTGGATTCGGCATTCTCACGTATCATGGAGAAGGTCAGTCGCATCGAGACTATTGAGTTGATGCTTGCTAATCATTACGTTCGAAAGGACGATTTCACCAAGGCCTTGGATGGACTCTCTATAAAGCTTGATCGCATTGTAGAGAAGCTTGACTCTAAGGCTGATAAATAATCAGAGGTGTCTTATGGCACGGTCAAAATTAACTGATACTGGTCAAGACCTCATCAGTGACTCTGGTGCCACCCTCTGGTCGTTTGTCAAGGGTGAGCAATTAGAGTTCCCTGTCACATTATCCTTTCTGGGTAACGTTGGAGGCTATGATCTTGAAGCTGTAGTTGTTGAAGCTGACAACGTAGTAGGCCAATCCGACAAACCAACGGCTATCAAGACTGGTGGTGTTCAAACGATTCTTAACGTTCGAGTGCCTACTGATCGTGGTAACTGGCAGGACATCCAATCATACAACCGTGATGAGGTCGTATATTATGCTACTTCAGGTAAGTATTACAAGTTGGATGCTGGTGTTGCCTATGTTAGCGCTGTCACGCCGCCTTTAGATCCATTATGGATCGAGTACGTGCCTAACATCGTGAACATCCAGTTCCCATCGACATTGGCAGCTACATGGGTAGTACAAGCTTCTGTGGATAGCCCTATCTATGGCTTCTTTGAGCTACGAGTGACTGAGCCTTTGAGTTCGTCCTTTAAGCGTACTTGGAAACCTGTCCGTGGTATGGTGCAGATTTTGTTCAGCCCTACTGACATTGTCCCTTAAGGAGCTGACTGATGGCCACTAAGTATGTCAAGATTATTGCTACCGGGCCGTCAGTTAAAGTCTCTGATGGTAAGGTCACAGCTGTAATATCACAACCCGCTGTTGTAGCTCGGAATACTGCACCTGTAGTCAATACTGTACCTGACCCTGTACCTAGTGTTAACGTTGCTATCACAGGGCTACCTGGCGATGGTCGTAAGGTTAACGAGCCATTGTTCAAGTATGTGGGCGATAACTACACCCTTATTACTAACTTCAGCATGTCCTTGTCTAAGGCTCTCTTCGATGCCATTGCTCAAACTGATAAGATTACCTTGTTAGATGGTAAGCTTGTGCTCGAAGCAGTAGACCCTACAGATGACTTTGATGGGCTGGCCACTGCTGAAGATGACCAGTATGCGACATTCTCTAAGGTTACAATGGAGACAGTCAGTGATACTGAAGCTATCTCGTTGGACTTCTCTACTGGTGTCTCAGAATTTCTCAGTGACACTGAATTGTATACCTTTGGTATTGGCAAGAATATTGCTGATGTTATGGGCAACAAAGTAGAGCGAATGATCTTCGACCTCAGTACTGTCTTGACTGATACGCCTGTGTCTAATGAGGCAGTGTCTATGGGGCCTAGTATTGCCCTTGGTGATGTGGGTAACAGGGTTGACATTCTATGGTTCGGTATTGGCCCTGGAGTAGCTGATCCTAGCGTTACAGTCGATGCAGGCCCTGTCTTTGAGATAGCTCCCACATTCAGTGAGGCGCCTGCTGATACTGAGGAGTTCGCTGTTAGCTTCTCTCGAGGACTTATTGCTGAACTGCCTACAGAGACTGAAGAACTCAGTTTGGGCTTTGACAAGGGCACTGTTGCAGAAACTGTTACAAAGGGTGATAGTGGGTTGTTATTGATGCAGGGGTACTTCTCAGAAGACTACTGGTTCGATGACTATAATGGTGTTAGCTTAACTTTCTGAAGGAAATTATTATGCTTAATGAAGATGTAAAACCGAATGGTGAGTTGACGATTGTCCTTCATGACGAATTCGGCAATATCAAAGAGACATTCACTAAAAACCTAGTCGTTAATACCGGCTTGTCGTTCATCACAAGCCGAATGATTGGTACGGCCTCTGCTGTTGCCTCCCATATGGGCGTAGGTACAGGTAACGTAGCTGTTACTGGCACTGATACTGCATTGGGCACTCAACTGGTCCGTGTAGCATTGACTTCTCAAGTGCAAGTGACTACTACTGTATCGAACGATGCTGTTCAGTACGTGTGTACGTTCCCTGCTGGTAGCGGTACTGGTGCAATCACCGAAGCTGGCCTCTTTAACGCTGCTTCTGCTGGTACTATGCTGGCACGTACTGTCTTCGCTGTCATTAACAAAGGCGCGCTGGACAGCCTTACCATTACCTGGAAAATCACCTTCAGCTAATGAAATAGAGGACTCCTCACATGGCATCAATCATTACACGACTGTTAGGGGTTTTCGCTAAAGGGAGTCCTCTGACCAACTCGGAGTTGGATAACAACTTCATCAATCTGAATAGTGCTGTCATCGGCAGTGACTATGCCAACTGGATTGCTAACTCACGTTTCGATCCTAATGGCGCTTTGAATACTGGATCTAGTGGGATCGGTACTGTTGCTTATGTACCATATACTGATGCTAGTGTCCCTACTGGTGCGCCTGCTATAAACATTGGCGTATCCACTAAGATAACGACTTCGCTGCTTGTGAGTGTATTTCCACTGCAGAATGGCCAAACACGTATTGTATGTCTACCTGGAGAGAAGTTTGACGTCTCCATAAAGATGGCAATGACAGGTGGTGTTGCTAGTGGTGGTCGTCTTGTATGTGTCGAGTATGATGCGCAAGCTGGCGGCTCCTCTGTGACCAATACGCGTGTCACCTCTGTCGGACCTGTGACTGACACTGGTTGGGCTGACTTTAACGTTACCTTTACAGCTGGCCCTACTACTCGCTCCTTTACCATTGGTGTTTGGAACGAATCTGGTAACCCTGCTGGCGCTAAAGTCTTCTTTGCTGAGCCTGTTATCCATCGACGTGGAGCTAACGTTGCCTTCTTAGGTAATATTGGTTGGGGCCCTGGCAATACCACTGGTGTGTTAATACCTACTGGCACTGACCTTAATGACATGACTGATCCTGGTGCTTATGGTCAGAACCTGAGTGCAAACGCCACTCTTGTATTGAACTATCCAGTTGCTCGTGCAGGCTCTCTCATTGTTACACGTGCAGCCTATAACATGACTGGTCAGTTTTATCTTGACTACCAGACAGGTGATCAATGGGCTCGATCTTATTATAACGGGACATGGTCTATCTGGAAGAAGACAGCTTCTGAGAATGGTTGGCTTGTATCAACCAATAATAACTCGGATGCTACTGTAGTACCGACATCCTCGGATTCTGGCACTGTAGTACCTTCTTTTCGAATGGCTGGGAGTGCTGCTGCCAAAGAGAATACCGTAGCTCTCCAAGGTTATTCCCTTACGACGGCTAACTTTGGATCGACCTTTCTAGGTACGCGCTCTTATGGTGCTGTCGGTGTGCATACACAAGTCCCTTCAGGTCGTTCTGTCTGTACTCTTATGGGCGCAGCAAGTGATGGTACTACTTACCAGCGCCTAGGGCGTATTGATATTTATACTGAAGAGGCAACTACTTCTAGTAGCTCTGCAGGTAGCGTTCGTATATTGACCACTCGAGTTGGTGCTATCCTACCAGCTCTATCAGCGACCTTTAACACGACTGGTGGATTGGATGTTGTCGGGAGTGGTTCTTATGGTGGCGGCCTCACTGTTGGTGCTGGATTAACTCTCACTGGTAAGTTAGCTATCACAGGTGCTGTTGAAGAGGTAGCTGTATCAGTCGCATCGGCAGCTACTGTAGATATCGGTGCTGTTGCATCTAGCGTTGTTGCGATCTCTGGCACTACCGCTATTACATCCCTTGGGACGATAGCTACTGTTGGTGTCCGTAAGCAAGTACGCTTTACAGGCATTTTGACACTTACTCATAATACTTCAACATTGAAACTCCCAGGTGGCCTTAACATAGTCACTGCTGCGGATGACTTTGCTGATTTCCGGAGTACTGCTACTGGGTGGATCTGTACGGGTTACTTTAGTGGTACTAGTATGCCGGTCCGTGTGGCTGATATTAACAACACCCTGTCAAGTACTGCCGTTGATAAGCCTCTTTCGGCTGCTCAGGGCAAGGCATTGTATGACCAGATTATAGCTGGTCTTGGTGGCGTCAGTAGCGTTCCACCTGGCATGCTGTCTATGTTTGCTATGATTTGGGCGCCTGCTGGCTATTTAATGGCTGATGGTTCGGCAATCTCGCGGACTACCTATGCAAACCTGTTCAATGCTATCACCTATGCTGTGACATGCAACACCACTTCGGGTAGTAATAGTATCACAGCCACCAGTCTTAACTCTGGTTGGTTTGTCGGTATGCCGATTAGTGGTCCAGGCATTCCTGCTGGTGTTACTATTACGGCAGCAAACGGCACTACTACATTTACAATCTCTGCGAATGCCACCGCGACTGCTACCGGTATTACTGCACGAGTTTGTCCGTTTGGTAATGGCGATGGCTCTACTACTTTCAACGTCCCTGATCTACGTGGTAGAGTAATTCGCGGTTGGGATGCTGGTGCTGGTGTCGACCTTAACCGTATCCTTGGTAGCTATCAGGCTGATGGCTTAGGTTCTCACAACCACGGCGTAACTGACCCTGGCCACTTCCACAGCTTGGGTGTAACTACGGGTACGGCATACACAGCAGGTGGTGTATTTAGTGCTATTGCAGGCTCTACCAACACTGGCTCTAAGGCAACTGGCATCTCCATTAACAATACTGGTGGTGCAGAAACTTTGATGAAGAACGTGGCCTTGGTGGCATGTATCAAATACTGATTTAAAGGTACTTTATGAAAGTTTATAGCTATGATCCAAATACAATGTACTTCAATGGTTGGACTATGGCTAACCCCTCGCCTCTTGAGCCTGGGGTATGGCTACATCCAGCACATACTACGGAAGTAGAACCGCCTGACTTTGATCCAGTTACTCATACCTGTCAGCTACAGAATGGCATTTGGGTGCTCGAGCTCATTCCATTACCAGAGCCTGAACCAGAGCCCGACCCTGAGCCAGAGCCTGAGCCCGATACACCGGAGCAGGTTAAAGCAAAACTCCTAGCCTTTATTGCTTTTCGTCGGTACATTGAAGAGACCAAGGGTATCATCTTTAATGGTATTACTATTAATACCGAACGTGAGAGCCAGAATCTGATTAATGGGGCTGTAGTATCAACCCTGCTCGATCCGACATGCATTTGTAACTGGAAAACACCTGATGGCTGGGTCCCATTGAATGCTGATGCTATGAAGGCTATTGGGTTGGCAGTACGTGCACATGTACAAAGCTGTTTTGACCGGGAAGGTGTATTAGTGAGTAGTGTTCAAGCTGATACCTATACACCTGAAATGTTAGATGAAGGTTGGCCTACTTAATGGAGGTCTTATGGACTATTGCACTTGGTTTCCAGAAGGATGGTGGGGCTATTGCTGTGAGGCTCATGATGCCGCTTATGCCGCACAGATAGGAAAGGAGATTGCTGATTCTGCACTGCTTCAATGTGTAGCTTCATCGAATCCTTCCTTGGCTGCTGCATCACTTGTGATTGCAAGTATGATGTATGCTGGCGTAAGGATCTTCGGTACACGTTACTATAACAACGCCAAAAAGTGATAATGAGAGGTACTTCACATGGGTGAGGTCGTTAGCTTAACGAAACATCGGCCTCACCTAAGTGGAGAGGCTATCTGCGGTCAATGTAGACATACATGGGTAGCTGTCGCCTTGAGTGGCACTACTCAGTTTGAATGCCCTGAGTGTAAATCATCCCGTGGTGTCTTGAAGTGGCCATTCGGTCCTTCTAAAGATGCCCTAGAATATCGACATCGCTGTGGCGGTTTTGATTTCTTCATCCAAAAGAAACCCAATTGTGAGCCTGAAGTCTACTGCCGGAAGTGCGGTGAATTGGCAGAATATTGGAAATAGGAGAATACCGAATGAAAGCTCCAAATACTGCAAGCCTGGCTGTATCTGCTACAGTTAAGCCTTCTGAAGTTGTTGATGCAAATCTGTTGAGTGAGATTGTCCAGGGCGACATCGCGCCGATCACGCAGATTGCCCCTGTCGTCGCGCCTGTGGTGCCTCTGGTCGAAACGCCAGTTGTGCCGACACCAGAGCTTGCCCCTGAACCGGCGCCTCAAGAAGCGCGCACTGGAAATGGCGAAACTAGTGGCCCTGATTTTGAAATCCGTCCGTGCGATCTGCATATCATGGCTGGCGAAGGCGATATGTTGCTTGTTCGTCATATCCCAACCAGCAAAGAGACTGAGATGTCCCGTGCTGAGTTGAAACGTCTTCTGCGAGGCTAATCTATGTCTACCGTTAACGCTGCCCAGTCGAAGGTCAAGAAGGTAAATGATCCGTGTGCTGCATACGAATCCATCAAAGAGATCTGGGATCGATGCCGAGTTGTATGTAACGGGGAGCGTGCGGTTAAAGACCATGATTCCTACGTTGACGTACTAGCATTCTCGAATCTATTGATCCCTTTCTCGCCGAGTATGACTCAATCGCAATTCAATTTCTTCAAAGCGGAAGCTGAATTGCCTGGTATTTGTGCACAATACTCGCGTATGCTTGTAGGTGGCCTTCTTCGGAAGAAGCCCCAATTGACTCTTCCTGATGGTGTCCCGAAAGAAGCTCATGAATGGATCATCAACCAGTTTGGTCATGATGATTCGTCCTTGATGAACTTTCTAGATGCTGCCTTGTGGGAAGAGATCCAGTCCAGCCGTGCATGGGTCTATGTTGACTATCCGATTGTAAAAGAAGATGAAGACCCTGAGATAGCGAAGAAACATAAGCCATTTCCTGTCCTCTGGGATTCCGACTTTGTTATCAACTGGCGGATGTCCAAGAATTCCCTCGGTCTTGATACTCTGACGATGGTCATTACATCTGGCCTCTCTGAAGAATATCTTGAAGGTGAGTTTCACCCTACACTCATCCCAACTGTTTGGGTTCATGAGATTGTTGGCGGTTTCTACCAGATCCGTACTTACAAGGTTCAAGCACCAGCTACAAATGTCGAAGTGACTGCTGGTCGAACTAATGAACAAGCATCTGCTCATGGTAATATCTTTGAACTCGTTGATACTAATGAGGCGATCCTGATCAATGGTGAGCGTGCTACGTTCATCCCTGCTTGGCCTTTGAATGGTTCGGTCACACCGATCACTCCAATCATTGCACCAATTGTTGATAAAGAAGTCAGCTTGTACAACAAAATCAGCCGCCGTAACCATTTGCTCTATGGTGCTGCTACGTACACGCCGATCATCTGCACTGACATGAGTGATACAGATTTCGATGAAGTTGTCAACAAAGGTCTTGGCTCTTGGATCCGACTCGGTAAGGAAGACAAAGCTGACATCCTCAAGACACCTACTGAAGCTCTTGCTGATATGGATAGGGCAATCGCTTCGTCTATTGAAGAAATGGCGAAGTTGGGTATCCGGATGCTGTCGCCTGAGACTGATCAATCGGGTGTTGCATTGCAGCTTCGTAATGCTTCTCAGACGGCTCAGTTGGGTACGCTCAACAGTAAGGTCAGCTCGACCATGGCTGCAGTTATCTGCTTCATGATCAACTGGCGTTATGAACTTGAATTGACGGTGAACGATGTCAACTTTAGCCTGTCGACGGATTTCAATCCTACTCCTCTTGGTGCTGATTGGCTCCGTCTGGCTACTGAATGGTACCAGTCTGGGCTCATCCCTCGGTCTATCTGGCTGAATGTCCTGAAACATAACGACATGCTTGAACCAGATTACGATGACAAGAAAGGCCAAGAAGAGATCACTAAAGATCAAGAGCTTCTGATGCAGAATCAGGGCTTTGGTGCTGACTTTGCATCGGTAATGCAGAATGGCCAGCTGCAGCAGCAAATGGAAATGCAGAACCAACAACCGGCTAAGAAGCCTGGAGCGTAGTTATGGCAGTTAAAAAGAAAGGTGGTGTCGCTGCTAAGGATCCTGAACGGTCAGCAGCTATGAAGGGTAACCATAACGCGGCTCATGGCGGTGGCCTCAAGCCTATGGGTAAGCATCTGTCTGATCAACGTGGCTTCCGTTCTGGTGCTGCTGGTGGTGCTCTATTTGGCATGGCTGGTGCAGCTGCTACCGGTGCTCATGCAGGCGCACTCAAATCGAAGACTGCTCAGAAGCGTCATACCACAGGCTCTGTCATTGGCAGTGCCCTGAGTACTGCAGCTTATGGCGCGGCTGTTGGCTATCTTGTCCAGGGTGGCATCCACGGCGATCTCCCAAGTGCTCTGAAAGGTGCTGCAAGAGGCGCTGCTCCTGGTCTTGCCATCGGTGCTGCTGCTGGCTACATCGGCGCTAAAGGCGGTCAAGCTTTCGGTAAGCGCTCTGTCCGAAAGAATAAACGTTAAACAAGAAGGTATAGCATGACTATCAACGCTAACACTCAGATTTATGATAAAGTCGTAGACCGGGCTGCAATGCTTCGTCTGTATGAGCGACGTGTGCAAAGCAAAGTGGAGTTGGAGCTTGATGGTCATGCTGTGCGTCTTGATGAGCTTCTTAGGAAGAGTAATCTAACGCCTTATGGCCAGAAACAACTCTTAAAGGAAGTTGATCAAGAGGTCTTCAAGACTTATAGCAATACTTACAATATCCACAAGAAGTCTTTGTTGGATCTATTTGGAGATCAGGTCTCTTATGCGTATCAAAACGTTGAAGCTGCCGTTGGCAAGATCTGGAATCCTGAGCGGCCGTCCAAAGCTGTCGCAGAAGAGTTCGTCCTCAACAAGCCACTGTTCGGCAACAAGAATATGGCTGCCGGTTGGGCTGGTGTCTCAACTGGAGAACGAATCCGTATTGAGCAAGTCATCCGTCGTGGGGTCGCTGCTAACAAGACAGTCGACGACATCGCCTTGGAAGTCCGCAAAGGAAATGTACACACTATCTCCAGGGCTCAATCGAAAACGCTCGTTACGACTGGTATCACTTCCGTCGCTACTCAAGCTGACCATGCTGTGTACAAGGCTAACGAGAAAGCGATAGTAGGTTGGCAATATGTTTCTGTTCTAGATAGCCGTACAACTCCAATTTGTGTCTATCGGGATGGTAAAATTTATGCAATCTCCCAAGTTGACATGTTGCCTCCTGCTCACTATGGGTGCCGCTCTACTACTGTTCCAGTCTTCAAATCCTGGTCAGATATGGCTGCTCTTGAGGGTGTTGCTAACGTGCGTCGTGAGAACATTGCTAAGCTAACGCCTAAGCAGGTCGCTTTCTACGATGGTCAGACGCCGTTGCGAGAGTCTTACAATGACTGGCTCGCTAAACAGCCAGGTGACATTCAGCTTCGGCACTTGGGTGACTATCAAAAGGTTGAACTTTTTAGAAGCGGACAGCTCACACTCGACCAGTTCACCAACCCTGAGGGCAACTCACTCGGCATCCGTGAACTCCGTTCTTTGACAGATGCTGGATACGCGATTCCCAATAACACCAGGAAGTTCGCCGTAGCAAAAGAGAAACTTGATGCAATGCAGCTTTGGGCTACTACGCCTGACGACTTCATTCGGAACAAGGAGTTGGCTCAGACATTGACCGACTACTATATCCTGCAAGCTACCGACTTGAACGGCACGTTGAGCTTGACGAACTACCGTGGTGCCTTAATTGGCAACAAGAAGGCTACCAAGAACCGTGTGTTGACTATCCCTCCGAAAGAAGAGCACATGAAGTTCAACCCTGTAACTGGCCGATATGATGATGTCCGTTTATATCAGCCTAACGTGACTGTGTTGAATAACCAACTTCGATTAGTAGAGCAGAGTGATCTGTTGCTACCCAGGGATAAGGAGTTTATTGCTAACTTTGTAGGCAACCTGGATGAACGTCTCGGTGCTAACGAACGAGCAGTGATCACGGATAACCTCCGTATTACCTTTGGGCGTCAGCGTCAGAATGGCGAGCTCTGGACTAACTATAAGGCAGTCAACCAAGCTCAAATCAAGTTTGATGTGATGAACATCTCAGATGCTATTGAGACGAACATCCGTAAGGACTCTGATGTCTTAAAGAAGCTACTACAAGACAACTACATCGACCCTGTATTGGGTTCAGTTCAATTGCAGGATCTCCATGACAACTTCATTCCGAACATTCTTGAACGTAATAATTGGGAAGACACGGTCGCGCCAAAGATTGCTGATGAGCTCCGTGGGACTCTTGATGCTCGTCTTGCCGCCACTGCTCCTCTCATTTATGGTCGTCTTAGCGAAAGTCAAATCAGGCAGTTTTACCTTAAGTTCGCCAATAGGCTCAGTCTCGCTGACACTCCTGACAGAGACCAACTGGCAGTGGCTTTGGGTAGGGATCTTTATAATCTCGCTAACAGAAACGGTGCGAGGCGTGCTTGGTATGATCTTGGCATGTCTATTCTGGAATCACCCAATGTTGACAAGATTTACGAAGTAGAGACATTTGGTGTTCAGAAGCGTCGCATGAAGTCTCGTCTAAGCAGCCAGTACTTTGGTCCATACTACGATACCCTTGCTTATAACATCCGTATCGTTGATCCTCGGATCCAGAAGTATGCACGTCTTCAGAGGATGGTGGACATCGGCCTCCGTGTTGCTGTTACAGAACCAAAGAACAAATTGATCTTCCGTGAAGGTTACAAGACCTACTGGATTGATCGTGGAGCGCTTGGTCTTGAGGATACTCGCATTCCAATCACCTCAACGAACTCCTTTGGTGACTTCCCTGTTGAGTTTGTTGACAAGGACATTGTAGATGCACTGACATGGGCTTCCAAGACTCAGTACAAAGTCGATCCTGACTTCTACGATTTCACCAACAGACTGCTGAACTTCGAAGATGATAAAGGTCAAGCCAAGCTGTATAACGGTTTGAATGAGTATCGGAAATATATCATTTCCAGGGGTGATGCTTATGAACGCTTTAAAACGATGGAGTGGTTGCGTGGCAAAGACGCTGCTTTCAGTAACCATGCTTTTGTGGACCATCGTGCTCGTATTTACGATCGTGGTCTTATTAGTCCTCAATCGGGTGAGACTTTCCGTCCCTTCCTGAATACTGCCGAGGCTAAGAACTTTAGCTCTGCTGAGTTCCTTGACTTCCAAGATCAGATTGGTGCCTTTCTTGGTGGTTTGAGTGATAAGCTTGAAGGTCGTTTTAATTCCCTGACCATCACAGGCCGTCAGAAGATCGCTGAGAAGTGGCGTCAGGACATGGTAGCTATTGGCAATGCGATGATTCGCAATAAGCCTAATGATCTGCGGTTCGTTCTGAAACATCCTCTTGCCGCTGAAGTTGATGGTGAAGAGCTTGGTAAGTTCTTCCGATTCGCACTTGAAACTGCAAAGATTGATAAACACCTTGTGGGTGACTATTCAACAGCTGCTCTAGAGACACTCAAGGACTATAAGATTGCTGTAGCTCTTGAGCAGGATGCGTCCTCATCTGGTGCTCAGATCATCGCCCTGACTACACGTAACAAGCAGCTAGCAGAGTTATCTAATGTGGTGCCAACGAATCAGAAACGTCGTCTGTACGATGAGATTGCTGCATCTACATACAATGATCCCCGTTTCCGTGAGTTGAATCTTAAACTTGGTTTGTCTGAAAAGGACTTACGTAAGGCCGCAAAGGCTCAGAATATGGTGACCTTCTATGGTGCTGGTGAACGCACTGGTATCATGAACGTTGAAGGTAAGCTGGCCAAAGTGCTTGGCAAAGACACCTCTACGCTCGTTGTGAAGGCTTCCGATAGAGACACTGTACTGAACGAAATCAGTGCACGTTTCGCCCGAGTTGAAAGATATGATCCTGAAGGCGCTGAAATGCTCAAGCAGCTCAGGCAGGATGTCAAAGATGTATTCAACAAAGGTATCGATCCTGGTGATGACATTTTGGAACAGCTATGGTTCCTTGATCCGAAGACCCGTGAGTTGGTCGAAAAGATGTCCTTGAACTATGACAAGGTCGTGACACCTGATGACTTCAGCACCATTGCAAAGATTATGAGTGAGTATCTTGCTGAGCAAGTGCCTATCCTGAAAGACTTCACCAAGTACTTTGGGCGCCTTGCAGAAGCATTCTTGAGCAACGCGAAGCCTTCAAAAGCTGGTTGGGATTGGATGACCGTTCTCGAGACTCAACTGAGAGGTGATCGTAAGAAGGGCTTTGTATTGCCCGACTACGTCAGTCGCTTGTTGGGGCTTAAAGCCGGTGAACCAGTTACCGAAAAGTTGATTAAGAGATTCTCATTCTTCAACCCTGGCAATAACCTTGCTGATATGCTTCTAGGTGTCAAAGCTCCAGACAATCGTCGTGCTGGCGGTTCGGTCTTCAAGATCGAGCTGAAGCCAAGTATCACAATCGCTGGCGCGAAGATCGAGAAAAAGATCAAGCTCTTTGACCTTAAGATTGGCACTGCTAACAAGCTGCCCAAGTCCTGGACAAACGTCCCTTGGGTTAACTTTGACGGTAAGACGATCGAGCAGAACTTCACACAATCGTTCGAAGAGAAGCTGATGTACAAAGATAAATTTGGACATTGGTCTACCAACATCTTGCAAGTTGCTCAAAAGACTGAAGCAAGCTGGTGGGATCAACTGATGAACGAAGATGGAAAGATTAACGACATTGCTGATGCTACGAAAGCTCGTACAGCTTTTGCAGTAAACGGTAACCACTCCAATGACGCAGTGATCGTGAAACGTTTCCATCTATGGGGTAAGGCCAACAATATTCCCACTTCGACTATCCATGACGCCTTCTTTGCCAATGCGGCAGACATGCTAGCTGGTCGGCAAGCTCTTCGTGAGATCTATGCTGATATGCTCAAAAACAATATCATCCTGATGACGCTTGAAGAGATGAAAGGACGTGGTTTTCCACAGGATCTGTATGACAAATTCTTGAACGAAGCAATTGACATTGGACTTGTTCCAGTTGTTGGTCGCTCTCGTGTTGGTGGGAAGATTCTCAGAGTTGAGGATATTCTGACTGAGAAAGACATCTTACAATCAGTCCCTGAAGGCTTCAAGACTGATTACGGGTGGTACGGAGTTGGCTAGCCCAAGCCCGTTAACTTAACCCTTGTATGGTAACTTCGCGTTGTCATACTCGGGTGCGCCTATTTCTGAGCTTACTGAGACATATCTGTGATATGTGTCTTATGAGTCGTACTCATGAGGAAAGAAAATGACTACCGAAACCAATGATGACAACAAGACCGATGAGCAGAAGGCACAAGAAGCGGCTGCAAAAGCTGCTAATGAGCTGAAACTCCCACAAACGAAGGAAGAGTTGGAAGCGCTGATCAACGCTGCGACTGGTACTGAGTTGAAGGGTCTGAAAGAAAAGCTCGACAAAGCCTACAAAGCCCGCGACGAGGCTCTGGGGACTGTCGACAGCTTCAAGAAGAAAGAACGTGAAGCCGAGATCAAGCGACTCGAAGATGAAGGCAAGCATCGTGAAGCCTATGATCTGCGTGTACAAGAACTGGAACGCGAGAACAACGAGCTGAAGTCCAATAACACTGCTCTGAGCCGTGATAATGTACTGACAGCCGCTTTGGCAGCAATGCCTTTCCGCAATGATCGTAGCCTTGAAATGGCTCGTCGGGAAATCGTAGCCGAACTGGTTCAGAACGAGCAAGGTCAATGGGTCCACAAGACTGGTGTGGCCATCAAAGATTTCGTCAAAGCGTTTGCTGAAATCGAAGACAATGCGTTCCTTTTCAAAGCGAAGCAATCGTCTGGTTCTGGTTTGGGCACTACAAATTCCAACTCCTCTAATACGACTCCTAAGAAACTCTCAGAGTTGTCTCAAGCGGAAGTACTGAAACTCGCTGCGGAAGGTAAATTACCTGGCCGCCGATAATGAACAGGTGACATAAATGTCTAACACCTCTCCAGCTGGTGCTTCGAACTTCATTCTGCAGGCTGCTATTACTGCGTACCGCGATGAAGAGTACACCAATGCTCGTAAGCTGTCCTCGACTGGTATCGTAGGTTCTAACCCTGATATCGACGTGGCCACCGAGAGCTTCATTGGTCAAGTTCGTTGGTTCAAACCGATGAACCCTACCATCAACGTTGCATCTCTGACAGATGCAACCGATGGTACTACTTCTGACTACGCATCGGACTACCTGACTTACATCAAGTCGGTACGTACCTACGGTGGTAAGAAAGTAAACCTGCAACAAGTTGTTACCCAACAAGATGGCCTGTCTAAAATCGGTCGTGACTTCGCTGAGCACCGTGCTCAGGACGAACACAACGGTATCCTGGCTGTGCTGAAAGGTGTAGCAATCTCTGAAGCCCTGATGGGTGCTGCCGCTGCTAGCGGTCAAGCTGGTCTTGGTGGTCAGAACTTCGACAACGATCCAACTGACAAGCGTTATGGCTTCTATGTTGATATCGGTACTGCGAAGCCTGTCATCGCCGCTACTGCTGCTGCTCAAGGCGCTCAGCGTGCTGAAGCCTTCCTGCAAGCCTTCGGTATGGCTTACAAAGACCATGAACCAGAATACGCCTACCTGGTTGTATCTCCTGAGACCTTCGCTTCTCTGCGTTCTGCCAACCTGGTAGACCAAGATAAAGTGCAGGATGGTAATATCAAGTTCGATACTATCTTCCAGGGTAAGTTCCGTCTGATCCAGACTCGTGCTACTCAGTCTCTGAGCTCTGCTGAACTGGCTAAGATCAATGGTGGTGGCGGTGTTGACATCGTCGGTACCAAGACTTCCTTCATCGTGCTGCCTGGTGCTCTCGCAATGGAGAACCTGTCTGTACCGGAAGAAGTTGAAATCGAACGTCGCGCAGCTGCCTACAAAGGTGGTGGTACTACCACTATCTGGCATCGCTGGGGCTATGTATTGGCTCCTGCTGGTTACAACTGGGCGGGTGCTACAGAAGCTTTCCCGAGTGATGCTGACTACAAAGGCGTTATCGAAGGTGGTGTTCCGAAGGCTCTTACTGCAGCTACCGCTGCTGACGCTTCCGTTGGTACTTGGGCTCGTAAGTCTGCTTCGGCTCTGTCCCTGGGCATCTTGCCTGTCTTCCATAGCTGATAACTGGAGGATTCGCTCATGGCTATCCAAAAAGGCGTTAACGCGTATGCAACTGTTGACGAAGCGGATCTCTATTTCGCTGATCGTCTTGACGTTGCTGCATGGACTGATGCACCTAGTACGCAGAAAGAGCAGTCATTGGTCACCGCATCAATGCTGCTAGATAATCGTACTTGGTCCGGTTACGCTGTGAGCGAGACCCAATTGATGGCTTTCCCTCGGTGTGGTCGTTACTTTGATCCTAGGTTGGGGCGTGAGGTTTCCTTTGGGGACACCCCGCCTTACCGCTTGGTTCAGGCGACCTATGAGCTTGCTTATCACTTGCTCAATAACGATGGACTTCTGGATAACACTGGATCTGTAAAGTCTCTGCAACTCGGTACGATCACTCTTACCGACATCGGAGCGGCTCCTAAGATTCCTAAGTATGTTCTGGACTTCATTCGTCCAATGCTCATCAATAATGGTGCTCAGTCTTGGTGGAGGGCTAACTAATGGCCTACGCCGCACTTATTGATAGCCAATTGAAACAGGCTTTCAGACAAGTAAAAGACCTGGCACTGGATGCTGTCTTCCAAGTGAAGATTGCAGGTTCGTTCAATTTCGGTTCTAAGGTGCCTGAGGATTTCCTTGGTCAATCTATTACTGCGAAGATTGTTGTGTTTGATGGTGAGAAGCAGAAGGCTGACTCTAAAGTCATTAAAAAGACATTCATGGTTCACGCCAAGGATGTGCCTGATCTTAGCGGCATTGACAAAATAACTTTCGATGGACAGACTTGGAGCGTTGGCCCAATCGTTAAAGGCACTGGCTTCATTTATGTTGCCGAGGCCTACCGCGCGGGTGGCTAATCATGGGTAAATTCACAGCAGCTGAGGACGACATTTTCTCAGTATTCGCATCTGGAGCATGGAGAAGTGAGTTAATCGAGACTCAACCCTCGAACTATATTTCTCCACAAGCTTGGACAACTTACATCCGTGTGAGTGTCCTGGCCAATGGTCCTGGTGTAAATAAGATGTCAGTATCTGGCATGCTTATCATTGACATATTCACGCCATCTGGTGACGGTCCTAGACCAGCCAGTGTGATTGCGGATAAGCTGGAGCAATATCTAGCGTTCAAGAGCTTACAGACCGTGGAAGGGTGTACTACACAATTTCAAGGTGGTAGTCTGACTCCCATAGGGACAGATAAGGCGAACGCTACATTGTTCCGTTCCAGTTACACAATTCCATTCAAGTACTACGGAGTTTCATAATGCCACATATCACTTCGATCGGCGCTTCGATGTTCTCGGACTTGGCGGTATCTACTCCGGTAGCTCCGCTGTCCCCATCGGCTCTGGCTGCTCTCGATACTGCTGCAGAGTTCCAAGCTCTGTTTGCTACCGAGATCGCCACTGTTGGCGGTACCAAAGCAGCTAACACCTTCGTTCGTATCATGAACGTTCGTGAGTTCCCAGCTGTCGGTACTCCTGCTAACGTTGTAAACGTACCTACCTACGGTTCTTCGACTTCCCGTCAGATCCAAGGTCAGTCTGATGCTCCTTCGATGGAAATCACTCTGAACTTCGTACCTGCTGACTGGTCGCGAGATGTCGGTAACGTACTAGGTAACATGGTCGGTGACGGTAACCAATACGTCTTCCGATTCACCCTGATGAACAGTCTGCCGACTGCCGCAGGTGCAACTGCTTATGCTTCCACTTCTGCTGGTCTTGGTACTGTTCAAAACAGCCAATACTACTGGATTGGTAAGATCGAAGCACTGCAAGTTACCCCTCAGCTGACTGACGCTACTACTGCGACCGTCACCATCACCATCCAGTCGAACTTCTATGGTGCTTATACCATCTAAGTCTACTATAGAGGGAGGCCTTGGCTAAGTCTCTTTAACATGCGGCCACCTCAGCATGCCTCTATTGGTGATTCGAGAATAGCCCTTCTTCGGGAGGGTCATTCTTGCCTATTTAGGAGCCTATCATGGCTAATCAAGAAAAAGCAGCTGTACCTTTTACGAAAGGTTATGTGTTGCGAACCACTGCTAAGCACATGCGGCGTAGCGTGGATATCAGCATTCAGAAAACTTTCGATCGTGCTAAGGAATTCGAAAATGACCCTGAAAAGTCTAACGAATGTTTCCAAGCACTATCCCTGTTGCATCAGATGAAGCGCCAGCTGGATGAATTCCAAGCTGCTTACGCTGATGTCTTCAAAGGCGAATGATCATGGTTGACAATCTCAAAATCCCATCACTAAAGGTGAATAGCATGTCCGGTATGAAATCTCTGGTTGGTAAGAAAGTTCTCAAGTCCATTCCTTTCATGGACGGTGAGATGAAAATTCAGAAACTGAGTCTTGGTGATGTTACTAAGATTCAGGAATTGGCCAAATCGGCTGAAGGCGATGAAAACGCCTCTATGAACGTGATGAAGCTGGTCATCCGTAGTGCCGCCGAAGGTGCTGCAGATCTGACTGATGAAGACTTCAGTACCTTCGCCCTCGATGACCTGTCTGAACTGTCGGCAGCCATCATGGACTATTCCGGCGTTGGCGCTAAGAAGGCCGATGAAGCGGGAAACTAATCTTAAGCGACGAAGAGCTAGCGATATTTGACCTAGCTTATCAGCTCAAGATGCCTCTAGAGGAAGTTCTAGAGATGCCGTATGAGCAGTTCTTAGGGTGGCAGGCATACTTTGCCAAACGTCCTGTAGGATGGCGTGACGATGATCGTGCAGCTAAACTTATCCAGGCACAAGGTGTCAAAGAGAAGTCTACAGCTTTGTTCCCAAGTCTTCAGGCAATTTATGGTGACCTGACCGCAACCAATGCGGTTGGTACGAACATGAATACGCTGAGAGGTTCCCAAGTGTTCAACTGGATGACTAAAGCAAGCGGAGGCGACACGTTAGACCTATGAAGATTAATCTTAAGAACAATCTCCAGAAGGAGTTCGATGCTCAGGTTAAAGCAAAGACTCCTAAACTACTCGATAAGATCGTCGAGAAGCTGCAAGATGCAACACCAGTAGATACTGGTTATGCTGAAAGCCGTTGGCAACATGACGGTGTGAAAATCACCAACGATGCCGACTACATTGACGATCTAAATGGAGGGCATTCTGAACAAGCGCCCGCTCATTTCATCGAGAAAACTGTATTGTCCCTTCCCGGAGTTCATCCGAGTGGTACGATAATCCGGCGTTATTGACCGTGAGCCCACTAGACTAATCCTCTGGTGGGCTTTAAAATCAGGAGTACTGCCATGTCTGGTATTGAAATTGATGTAAGCCTACGGGGAGAAGGCGCGAAGAAAGATCTAGACAAGTTGTCTCAAGGTATGAAAGCCTTGGCACAGTCTTCAAAATTGTCTGGCAACGCTATCGACAGAATCAACCCAAAGGTATTCAAGAACGTTCAGTATGATGTCAAAAAGACTGACGACATCATGAAACGTTTCAAAGGTACATCTACTGATACTTTCCAGAATTTGGAGAGATCAGCAGCAAAGACTTCTGACACCATCGACTCGATCAAGAAAGGTGTTGTAGGTCTGGTTGCAGCATTCGCAGCTTTCTCTAGTGTGAACAGCTTCAACAAAGCAGGCGACAACCTCACGAACCTTCAGAACAAGCTGCGGCTGGTTACGAAGTCCACTGAAGAGCTTCTGATCACTCAGAACAAATTGTTTGCATCCTCTCAAGATGCTCGTGCTTCCTTTAAAGACACAGCATCATTGTATGCTACATTTGCTAAGTCGCTCCAGTCTTCTGGTGTCTCTTCGGAACGTGTAATCAAGGTCGTCAACACCTTGCAGAAGGGTGTAGCTCTCTCTGGTTCCTCTGCTGAATCTGCTTCGGCTGCTTTCGTACAGCTGGGTCAGGGTATCTCGTCGGGTACTCTTCGTGGTGAAGAATTGAACTCTGTATTGGAGCAAATCCCTTACATTGGTCAAGGTATCGCTAAGTCTCTCAAGGTCACTACTGGTGAACTTCGAGCTATGGGTGCTGCGGGCTCCTTGGAGCCTAAGCGTGTTCTCGCGGCTTTGGAGGACATGGCTGCAAGCGCTGATAAAGACTTTGCAAGGACAATGATTACTGCTACTGATGCTACCAATCAGCTCGGTCAATCGATGTCTCTATTCTTCGGTGAATTAAACCAACGATTCGGAGCATCTGAGAAGTATGGTAAACGTATTCTCAGTTTAGCAAATTATTTCTCTGAAGCCAGTCAGCTGATCGGTGCTGAAGCTTATCTGGTTCGACAGAACGCTCAAAACTTCATCGATGGTTTGAACTTATATAGCGCAACTGAGCTAACGCTTAAAGCAGCTATGAAATTCAATATCACGCCGATGGATGTGATTGAAAAGTACAAGTTCTACTCTGCTGCAAAACATGCAATGTCATCTGTTAAAGATTTCTTCAAGACAAAACCAAATCTCACTGTAGATACTGGTGGTGTTACGCTGACTGGCCTCGAACCTCAGGTCAGTGGCATTGATGCAAACGCATCTGGGTTCTCTGTTCTCGTTAGCCGTCTGAAAAGCCTTGGTAAAGGTCTCGTTGGCTCACTCGATGCTACTGCCTACAATCTGCGACGTTTGGTACCTGTTATCCAGACACCTTTCGTAGACCTCAGCACTACCATCACTAACAGTCTCCGTAAGATCCGTTTCAACGTTGATGCCTGGTTGTACCAAGCGATCATTCCTGCATCCCGTGCTATAGAAGCCTTCGCTCAGGAGATGACTTTGTTCTCCATTGGAGATAACAAGGTTGAACGAGCTTGGGTAAACCTCTTCAAGTCCACTAACATCGATGCATTCATTGGTAACCTTAATGAGCTGAATCGTGTACGTAAGCAGATTCGTTGGGATGATAAAACATTCTTTGGCGCTGAAATGCTTCGTAACATTCGTGGTGCATCGTATGATGTACAGGACGTTCTGATTCAGCTTGGTTTGATGGACAACAAACTGTTGCACATTCGAGATTCGCGTCTTGATCGTGTCGGCAAGTATGTGGCAGATATCGGTCGTGTGACCAAACGTGTCTACCAAGACGTTTTTGCTACTACGATTGAACCAATTGTGTTCGGCCTCCTAGTCAATATTGAGAACATCTCTAGCGCGTTCTTGGACGCAATCAGTGACATGTTCAACCAAGGTACCGGTAAAAGCATTGCCGATTCGTTCTTCGATGGTATGCTTGATGGCGCAATGTCATTGTTCCGTGCCTGGGATCACCTTGAGTCTGTCTCGATATGGGATAAGCTCTTTGGTGGCAAACAAGACAGTTCGCTATGGTCGAAGACTAAAGCTACTATGCTTGACTTCGGTCAGTTTATCCAAGGCTTCTTCGTTGAGCTCTGGACACGTGTAAGTCATGGTATCTCTTCTGAAGCATTCTCAGATGCCTTTGACCGGATCAAGGCTGCATTTGTAATTTCATTCACCAAGTTGACTGATGCTGTTGCTCGCGGCTGGGCTGCTCTTTCTAAGCACTTCCAAGGCTTGAACTTTGTTTCGAAGTTCGGTATTGATAGCTCTTCCCTTGAAACAGGTGTTAACTACATTGTAGCGATGTATCAGCGTATTGTAGACAAGACTGCAGAGTTGTCTTCCAAAGCTCGCGATATGGTTTACAAGTTTGGCGAGTCCATCAAGAGCATCTTCTTCGAAGTCTATGATGCTGTTGTAGGTCACTCGTACTGGCCAGACCTTGTTGATGAAGTGAATGCTTATACCGAGAAGTTATTTGAATCGGAAAGCACCATTCAACGTTTCGGCAAAGCTGTGATGAATGCTTTCAAAGGCTTCTTCGCAATGATGCAGCGCTACGGTCTTCAAGCTGGTGGCGTGATTGCTGACTTCACCATCCGTCTGTCTAATGTTGACATGGGCAACTTCTTCTCAGTACTTCGTAAGAACTCTGAGACAGCTATTGTGTCTGCTCTTCTGTTGGCCTTTGGTGGCGCACGTGCGAAGCTTGTTGCACTTAGCTACTTCTCTACTCTGCTGAATGGTGCTTTGAACACGGCTTTCGATGTGTTTGCCCCAGCATTAGGTGAAGCTGCAGGTCATGTCTTGGTCACACTAGTTCACCATTCTGTCGAAGCTTTCCGTAGCGCTTTGGATTCGTTTATTCAGCTGGCTCCATCGCTCGTAGACGGGCTGTTGGGCAGCTTTGCGCCATTTGCAGACACTATGGTAACGGCTTTTAGCTGGTTGCCATTGGTATCTAACAACCTGGTAACTGCTGGTGTTGCTGCTGCTGGTCTGCTTGCAATCTTTAGCAAAGGCGCTCGAGGCTCTATCTGGGAACTCCTCGCTGGTAAAGAAGGTAAGAAGAACAAAGCAGGCGTCATAACTGGTAAAAAGGATGGTCTGGTTGATTACGTCGGTGCAATGCTCGGTCGTGATACTTCGAATGTTGGCGTCTCGCTTATTGATAAGATCTTCGCAAGCAAGAAGCTGGCTATTGCAGGCGCTGTTGCCTTGTCTTCATCTCTGTTAGAGAGTGTATCACTCATCGAGGCTGCTGAAATCGGTCTACCTCTGTTGGCTTTTGCTCTGCTCGGTAAGGATGGTGGCGGTCGTTTGGCAACTCAAGCAGTGAATGTAACCGGTCACATTGCCAAAGCAGCATACCTAGGTGGCTTAGCTGCTCTTGCTAAAGTTTCGGGTACTGAATCGATCATCTACAAGCTGTTCGATGCACCTCGTGGACTAGCTTCCCGTGTTAGCGCAAAACAACGTGGCCCTATTGGTGATGCTTTTGCTGCTATGTGGTCTGATGTTCATACAGCTGCTGACAACATGCGTGCCAACGCCTCTAAGTACAATGCTGGTAAGATAGGCTTCATGGACATGTTCCTTGTAGGCTCTAAGTCTTCTGGCATGGGCTCTGGCGGCACAACTAAGACTCGTCTGGATATTCAGAAATCCTTCAATGGTATTCTGGATGCTTTCAGTGCTGTCTCTATAGGTGGCGGTAAGACGCTTGGCGGTGTTGTGAATGCTATGATTGGACAGGCAATGGTCGGCTTCGGTCGATTTACTGTGTTCCTTCAGAACTTCAAGAATACTGTCAGCAAGATCATGACAAAAGGCTGGTCTGCGATTGTTGCAGGTCTAAGCCTCTTGGCAGATGGCTTGAAAGGTCTTTTTGGTATCATTCTGAACCGCTATGCCTTGTTTGCTGTCTTGGCTCTTGGGCTAGGTTCAACTGCATTTGCCGCTTCTGATGCATCCTCCGCAATCGGCGTAATGACCACTAATAGCCAGTCTCTTCTGGATGTTGTAGAGAAGCTGACTGTTGGCTTCGCTGCAATGGGTGTTGCATTCCGTGTCTATAATGCTTTCAATGCTGCGAGCGCAACGTTCAAGAGCATGAAGGCAGGTACTTTCGTAGCTCCAGAGCATGATGTAGACCTTGCTGCTTTCCGTAAGAAGAAGGCTGTGTCTGCTGAAGCCGAGCTTGCTGACCTTGTTGCTGTTACTCGTACAGGGTTGGATAAGAAAGCTCGTGAAGTAATGAAGAAGTCTGTCTTTGCTACTGAAGCTGAACGTCTAGCTACTCAGCTAGGCCTCCAGAAAGCTACTGAAAGCAAAGTTGCATCTGTACGTGATGGTTTCATGAAAGCACGTGCTGCTACAGAGTTGACTGAATTGGTTGAGTTTGAAGCACAGTTCGCTACCAAACAAGCACGTCTAGCTAAGATTGCAGCTAGCAATAGCTCATTCACTGCTGGCTTTGTAGGTTTAAGTGGATACTTCTCTGATGTATTCCGTGGTATAGAACGCACCACTAAGACTTCTATGGCCAAGATCAAGAAGATCATGACTGGCGAAAGTGGTTCTACTTCTATTGGCAACTCGCTGCGTAAGACTCTGGAGACCACCTTCAGCGTCAACCCTGCTGCGATTGCTCTGATGGTTGAAGGCACTACAAAGTTGGTATCTGCTCTGAAGTCAATCAAGGATCTGAAGCTAACCACAGCTGTCTCCAGCACCATTGGCGGCTTGGGTGACATCGCTGGTGGTCTCGGTGGTCTATTCACTGGTGTATTCAAGTCGCTGAAGAAGTTGAATGTTAAGAGTGCTTTCGGTGGTTTCCTTGAAGGTGCTGGTACTGCATTCGCTAAACTTGGCGGTCTGGTCTCTAAAGTCTTCTCGAAAGTTATGCCGTTCCTGTTGAAAGGTGGTATCATCGGTGCTGTTGTTTCTGGCGTCGGTCTTCTGTCCTTGCACTTCTTTGGACCAGGTACTTCGTTCATCGACAACCTTGAATGGGCGCATGATAAGATCCGTAGCATCATGGGTCTCCAAGCAACCACGAAAAGTGGTCGTAGAGAAGAAGTCAATAATAACATTGGCGGTACTCAAGCTATTGGTGATCGTAAGGTTTCCTTCGCATCTGATATCCGTAGTGTTGACTTCTCGAAACTGTCTGATGCTCAGTTTAAAGTCGTTCAAGAAACATCTGCAGCCACTAAAGAAGGGCTTGCTAATCTGAACGAAGCTTACATCAAACAAGGCGGTTGGACTCAAGAGAACTTGGATGACCTCAGTCGTCTTCAGAAGGAAATGAAGGAAGTGTTCACTCGCCTCCCTCATGATGCTACCCAGACTCTTGCTGGCGCTTCAGATGCTTTCAACTTGTCTATGCTGAGTGTCTCCACTTCGATGTGGGATGTTCTGCGTAATTGGGTAGGTCTAAGCCCTATTATGGGCACCATTCAAGATAGTACAGATTGGGTTGCAAAATCCTTTAGTGCCCTGGAAGAGGTGTTCATGGCAAGCGGCTCTGCCGTTAGTTATATTATTGACAGGTATACCTCAATCCCAGCTTTGATTGGTGGTGCTATTGGTGCTTTCTTTGGGCCTCTCGGTGCTATTGTGGGTGCGTCTCTAGGTGCTTTGCTGTCTGCTGCGTTTGACGGTCTCAAGTCTGCAATTGTTGGGTTTGGCAATTGGATCATGGATACAGCCTTTGTCAAACATATCGAGCAAGTTGGTAAGAAAATTGGTGATGGCGTCTCCAATATGGCTGACAATATCTCCAAATCATTTGATGACTGGGTAGCTGCGAATAGCAATAAGACGTCGCCACTCAAGATCGAACAGACAGTCGGCATTAACAAAATGATCGGCACCTTACCACAGTACGCTTCGAACCTCTCTACTGAAGCCCAAGATGAACTGCGTAAGGCTTATGATGCTACGGCTGACTCTGCTGAGCGTTGGACAACCTTGATTGAAGAAGGCGCTCGGGCACGTAACTCGGATAACCTTGAAGATTTCACCAAGAAACTTCAAGCAGCAAACGTCGAATATGCTAACAACTATGTCAACCTGAAGCGACTGACGGATCAGTATGGTTGGTATGCGGAAGCTCTCGGTCGTACTAAAGATATCACCACTCAGATTTCTAAGATGGCTGGTGATGCTAAGCAGCTGTTTGAAATCGACATGGGTACTGATGGTGCGAAGTTCGTAGGTAGTGATCAAGACCTTGCTGCAATGAAGGCTTACATTGAAGGTGTTCGTGGCTTTAAAGAGCAACTGAAGACCACTTACGATCTGGCTGAGCGTCGTAAAATCACACTCAACATTGATGATATCGGTGACCAGGCTAAGGAACTTTGGAATCGTGTTCAAGCGAGTATGTCTATCGCTAAAGATGTCGAAATCAAGACCAAGATGGTTCCTGATGTTGCATCAGCTGACGACTTGAAGCGTCTGTTCTATATTGATCCAGCAACCTACAATTCGTTGTCGGGTGTGACGATCGAATACGGCAAGCTGCAGACTCAGTTTGATAACATCAATGCTGACACGCCTGTATCCGAGATCCAGCGTCTTATCACTAAGATGCAGGAACTTCGGGGTGTGGTTGCTGCTAATCTCCCGTTAATGACATCATTTGACCAAATCAACAATGCCTTGCAAGCCTCTGGTGGTACTGCCATTAGTGGTAAGCTGTTCGGTTCGCTGTCCGATTCGTCTCTGATGAACATCAGTGCGTTGAGCAAACAAATCGGTATTGCTAAAGGTGAGCTGCAGGATCTGTACAAGACTGGTGGCTCTCAAGCTGCCCAAGCTGCACTTCTGAAGCAAATCGAAGATAAGCAAAAGACGATGCTTGGCATTACTCAGGCGCAGAAGATCTCTAATGCGCAAGGGTTTGTAGATAACAAGTCTCTCGGGAATGTCACAAAGGCCTATGGTGTAGCTCAAGCACTTGGTGTCGAGATGCCTGAGGGTATCCGTAAGAGCAAGTCTGCTATGTTGCAATGGGCGATCATCCAGATTGCTATGGCGGCTAAGCAGAAAGAGCTTAACGGTGAGATCGATAAGGGTGCTGAGGGTAGTGAATCTCAGATGGCTGCTTTAGGTGCTCAGCTGGTTAATCTCCAGACGCAACTCGATGCTGTCACTGATACCTCTGTACTGTCGTTCGATAGCCTGATTAGCAAGTTGCAAGAGACTGGTTTAAATATCTCTGATCTCGGCTTCTCGCGGCTACCTGCTCAAGTTCAAAAGTCTGTCGCTGGTATTGGTGTACAACTCGAGGCATTATCCAAGCATCTCAATGTTGGTGCTGCGACTGGTGTTGTCGGTGAAAGCCTCACAGCTGTCATGGCAAAACGTGAAGCTCTGTTGAAACAAGCTCGTATGCTTATCGTAAGTGCTTTGCATGCCACTGGTGCAGGTATCACTGAAGGTCTAGGTCGCATTGGCTTGAGTGATATGCAAGATATTGCAGGGATCGCTAAGGAGCGTATACAAGTTTTGTTAGGTCTGGATAAGCAATTAACCCTGGCCAAACTCACACTGAATGACACTTCTGACCTAGATGGGTATGTCACTGCTATTAAACGTGTATCTGATCTAGAACGAGCAACTGCACGCGCCGTTCGTAATGCATCTCATAACTTCACAGCCCAAGTACAGACTATCAATGATGTATTTGCTACAGGGCTGGATGAGCAAGGCATGGCACGCATGGGTGGTGATGTAATCCGCCAACTGACAGTGCAAGCGTCTGTTCTGAAGGATGCGTTGGAAGACGCTATCCATAATGGTCTTTCGGCCTCTGGCGAATCTGTAGGTGAGATTTTCATCAAGATGCGTGCTGCCGCTCGTACCGGTCAAGCTATTGCATTCTTTGCAGATGTTGCTAAGAATATGGAAGATGCACTGACCAATGGTGCTAAGACTGCATTTGATTCTCTGAGCCAAATCCTTGGTGACCTTGCTCCTGACTTTGAAGCATTTGCTATGATCCCTGATAAGCTATCACAGGCTTACTCAGAGCAAGCAGTTGCATTGGATGCTTATCAGAAAGCATTGAATCTTCCTGGGTTGACTCCTGAATTGGCAGGCATTTTGGACCAAGTGGATAAGCCCATTCAGCAGATCCTCGATGAGTTTAATACCTCATTGGGTGGTTCGTTGGGTTCTGCATTTACTACGCCTACGCAACAGTTGATTATGTCTCAAGATGATTTGAGAAAGTCAATTGATAACCTCGCAGGTGTGACGCAGAATGGCGGCAAGGCTGGCGGCGCCGGTGGTACGGCAACTGGCACAGGCGCTCTGAGCGGCTCTGCTCGCCCTACTCTTGAGGCATTCCGGCGCTTCGACACCGAACGTGCTAAGCTTGCTGGCGTAGGCCAAGACTTGTCACAGAAAGGTGCTAAGTCTCTTGCAGACCAGGTTAAGGCAGCTCTCGGTGGTACAGGGAAAGGCCTAGTGGATAATAAAGCCATCAATCTAGCTAACAAAGCTCAGTTGTTGTCTATGCTCGATCTCGCTAATAAGGTCAAGCAATCCACTATAGACTTGAACATGGCTATTCAGAAGGGTGATCCTACGGCTGCCATCCAGCAACAAGTAGATGATTACCAAGCTGCTCTTAAAGAGCTGTCTGATGGTATTGGCGCCTCCGCTGCGGCAATGCATGATGCCGGTAAGTCCTTTGCAGCTAGTATCACATCTAACTTTAATGAGGCTTTTACTAATCTCCTTAAAGGTAAGGCTGATGATAACAACACTGTATTGGGGACTTTCCTGGACTCGATCTTAGACAATGTCACCAACTCTATCTTGGATGCTTTCACAAAAGGTCTCCTGGACCCATTGACTGGTGATAATGGCATTCTGACAGCTGGTCTTGCTAAGCTAGGTGAAATGGTCTATGGTGGTATCAATCCTGTAGGTCAAGCTGCAGCTGGTGGTATTTCTAATCTGTTTGGCGGTGGTGGCGGTGATAAGACTGCTGATACTGTCAAAGAGGGTACTGCCGCAACTGTAGGTGCATTGGATAGCATTACTAGTGTATTCAGTGATGGCTTTGCAAGTATTGGCACTACCTTCATGGATGGTTTGTCTGGCTTAGGCGGTATGCTAGGTAAGCTTGATTTCGGTGGTATTGCTAGCAGCATTGGTAGTTTCAATTGGGCTGGTGCGTTTGCCTCGGCAGCCAGCTTCTTCGCTGATGGTGGTATGGTCTCTGGACCTGGTGGTGGCCGTTCTGATGCCATTCCTGCAATGATCTCTAACGGCGAATTCATTGTCAATGCAGCAGCTACTAAGCGTCATGCTGGTTTGCTAAATGCAATTAACAATGGCCGTAGCATTGGTCATTTCGCAGATGGCGGTCTGGTATCTACTCGTAGTTCGTCTCCTATGATTGGTTCCACTCCAACGCCTTTGGCGCGTGGTAATATGGGAACTACTCAAGAGTTCAACATCCACATTACTGGTGATATTAGTCGTCAGACTAAACAAGAAGTCCTGCGCATGCTTCCACAGATTGCAACGGGCGTGAATCAACATAACCGCGAAAAGAACTTTAGAGGTTAACTTATATGGCGGGTCTTATTATTGATGGCATGGTGAAGGTTGGCTTCGTAGCCCCTCTCCAGGTCATTAGTAATCAGCCCGCCTTTGTTTCCGATGCTTTGAACCTACGACAACAGGTTGCAAGGCAAAAGGCTCAAAGGTGGGAGATTACGACCAACTTGGAACCCTCAAATGATTCTGCTGAATTCTTCATTCACAGTATCACAAATGGGTATGACGCAGTCTTTCTTATTCAGATGCCTCAAATTTATAGAGCACCTGGGGCAACAAAAGTTACAAATCTACAAACCGCTCAAGACTACTTAAAAGGCGCAAATAGTATTGCTGCTAATTTGGTTGGTCAGGTTGCACAAGGTGAATTCATTCGTTTCATGAATCACAACAAAATATATACTGTCCGAAAGTCATTAAAGAATAGCGGGCAACTTGATATCTATCCTGCACTTATCACTGCTGTGCCTGGTGGTACTATTATCCTAACCGATACCAGTGTGAGTATGCAAGTTCGTTATGATCCCACAACTGCGTTGGGTATTAAATATATTGATGGCATTCTGGCAGACCCAGGATCTGTCAAATTTGTGGAGGCCTTATGATCCAACTATCGGCAACAGTACAAGCTCTTCTGGTGAGCCCTTCGCTCAACTTCTTCTATCTAGTCAAGTTAGGAGCAAATAAATTTTACACTAGCGCTCCCTATAATGTGACAATGGATGATGGTATCACCTATGTTGCCGATAGTGGCCTTATAGGCGTAGAACCGCCAAGAATTAGCTCAGTAGTAGATAGAGCATCCTATAAGATTTCTTTTGCTGACAGTGGTATGCTGTTAAAAAGTTACTTTGAGACAGGTGCTGTTGGTGACCCTGTCGTAGTTCGTATTGGCTTCTTTAATACACTAGGCCATACTGTTGGCGGAGTGGCTCCTGATTTGTTCTTCCCACAACTTGCTAACACAATGATTGTGTACAGTGGTGTAGTAGATGGGCAGAATTATAACATTGACTTTGGACAAGGCGAAGTTACGGCTGTGATCGAATGTGCCAGCCCGATGGCTGATCTTGACATGGTGCGTTCTTTTAAGACCAACTCAGATTCTATGATCACACGAGACCCTAATGACATCTGCTTCAATAGAGTCTTTCAAGGCTCTGGAAGTATTAGCTATAACTGGGGTAAAACATAATGGCAGCTATTTCTACATTTGTATCTATCGGTCTCGCTGTTGCATCTGCCGCCTATTCTGCTACCCAGCAACGTAAGGCAAAGGCAGCTGCCAGAAAGAATGCTAAAGCTGCTGACGAAGCTCGTAAAGGCTTTGAAGTTTCAGTAGAAGGCGAGTCAATGGATCTTCCCGTCATTTATGGCAGGAACCGAGTCACAGGTGCACGTGTCTATCATAACATCAGAAATGATTATGTACATGGTGATGCATCCTCTGGCGCATACTTTCAAGCCGGCATGTCAAGTACAATAGGCGGCTCTAAGAATGAATTTCTATACGTACAACAAGCTTTGTGTCAAGGACGGTTGAATGCTATCCTTGGTGCCACCATCGATAATATGGAGCTCTCGGAGCCTAAGCTCCAGTATGGCTATCGTCTGAATTTATACCCATATGGCAACACTGTAGATCCAATGATTGCCTGGAACTTTGCAGATCGTGCGATTGCGGTATTTACGCGTGTCCCGTATGTATCTATGGCATTTCGATTGAACCGCGATGATCCTCAGTATGGTGGTGTACCTGAATGCGCCTTCTATGTAGAGGGTGCACCGGTGCGATCTGTTGTTAAGAATTGGGATAACACCTACTATCTATCCTCGACGTATAGCTATACTACTAGTCCTGCACTGTGCCTCCTAGATTACCTCTTGGATACTGAGTATGGCCGTGGTCTGGCAGTGTCTGCAATTGACTTGAAGTCATTCTATGATGCACACCTTGTATGTACTAAGATTGTACAAGAAGGTGTAGGTTGTGGTGGACGCATCTGGGGTGCGCACGGGATGCTCTGGCGTGATTTACCTCTCTATGAATGTAACATGATCGTAGATACTAGCCGGCCTATTCGTGAGAACATCATTGATATTCTTTCATGCATGGGTGATGCAGATCTTATCTGGTCAGCAGGTAAGTATAAACTGCAGTTACAATACCCAACATCCAATAGTGAAATTGTTGTATCAAAGGTCATTGATGATAGTATCCTCATTCGTGAGAGTATTGACATTACTTACCCTACTGCATCAGAACGTGCTAATATCTGCACAATAAAATATGCAGATGAAGCCAATGATTTTAAAGAAAACTCTGCAACATGGCCACCACGTGGTAGCGCTATTCACCAGACGTTCTTGGCCGAGGATAGTATGGTACCTTTGGAGAAGAACTTCTCTGAGTCAGGTATTGTATCAAGTTATCATGCTTTGGCAAAAGCAGAGGAATTGGTCCGTATTTCCCGTAGTGAAGTTGTCTATAAATTCAGTGTGAATCTGGATGGCGCATTCCTTGAAGCTGGTGATATTGTCCTCGTAAACAGTGAAGCTGCAGTCATTGTGAATGAGTATATGATGATCACTGAAATGGAAGTCACAGACCAAAGTACTGCAAAGATTACAGCGACTAAATATGATTACCGGCAGTTAGCATGGAACGCCAAGGATAATGAAATTGTACCTCCACGTAACAACTACGATTTCACTATTGCAGCTGTCAATCCTAACTCGATCATATTTGTAGCATCATCAGCGAATGCCCTATCAGAAGCATTGGGCATTTTGAAGTGGGATCAACCTGCTAATAATTCACCCGCTTATTATACAGTGAATGTGCGTAAAATAGGTACGAATGAGTGGACTTACATTGGTAATACAATGTCTACTAGCCTTGAGATCTTTTCACTTAAGGCGGGTGCGTATGAGTTTACCGTTCAAGCGTTCTATCCACAAGGCCGAGCAGCATCACCTTCGACATCTGTCCCAATTGCAATCAACGTATTGCCAGCACCGACAAATGTCACCTGGTCGACTAATGTAACTGCCTTGCTGAATAAGTCAGGGACAGTGACATGGACTAAACCGAATGATGATCGCATCGCATACTACAACATCTATGTATGGAAAGTAGGTAATGTTGATGTAAACTTCAATCCTATTTGGTCTGCTGTGGGCTCCACTACAGATAATAGCTTTGTTGTCGATGGTCTTGAAACAACGAACGTAGTTATTGGCATATGTTCTGTATCACGACTTGGTGCAGTGTCCGCACTAGGGTTGAGTGATACGATTACAATCGTGTATCCAACACCACCTACTGCAACAGGCCTTTCTGCGACATTGGCAGGCGATCATAATGAGTCTGTAAAAGTCTCTTGGCTCATGCCTTTGACAAGGGCAGACGGATCACCTTATAATGACCATTACACTACAAATGTCTACCGTCGCAAGCAAGGTGCGCCTACGTGGGTACTTATCGGTCAGACAACAATTGGCTATTATATTGATACGCCAACTGAGTATGGTGTCCTTGAATACCAAGTTCGATTACAATCCACAAGAGCAGTTGTTGGTAATGCTTCTCAGGTGGTGACACAGACAATGGATTTCTGGCAACAGAAACTCGATCTGACACCGCCACCGGCACCATACAACTTCTCTGCGACAGCTGCTTTCTCTACTATTCAGTTGTACTGGACTGTCCCTGCATTTACGATCGGCGGTGGCCACAAAGCAGTATTGATCTATGCTACTCCATGGGATTCTGGACCACAACCAGCTTTCCAAGAAGCTTTCTTGATTGCATCTACAGATAACATTTATGGCTGGGTTTACCCTACTGTACTCGGAAAGCGTTTTGTATTCTGGGTTAAAGAAATGTCTGTTGGTGGTGGTATCTCTACAGCCTTTGCTGGGCCTTCTGTAGCACAAACTGGTCTTATTGGTAACTCTGATCTAGGCGCTGATATCATTACAGCTAATAATATTGCCAATGGTTCGATCTCTAATGCTGAGTTGGTGCCTGGTCTTGAAGCTATTGTATTCCGTACTGACACAGAGCTTCCTACTACTAACTATGGCAAGACAATCAGCTGGTTGGGTAATTTGTACAAGTGGGATATAACACTCCCTACGCCTGCCTATGTGAGTGTCATCAATGCTCAAGCAATGGTCGGTCAGATCACTAGCACTCAGATTACAGACGATGCTGTCACAACTGCAAAGATTGCTGCCAATGCTATTACAGCTGCTGAGATTGCCGCTAATGCTGTGACAGCCTCTGCTATTGCTGCTAATGCTATTACTGCAGCTGCGATTTCTGCTGGTGCTATTACTGCAGGTAAACTTGCTGCAGGTGCCATTGTAGCAGGTTCTCTGGCTGTTGCTGATGGTGCTATTAGTAATGCAATGATTGCCAACCTTGCTGTCGATTCTGCTAAGATTGCTGATCTATCTGTAATTACTGCCAAGATTGCCGATGCGGCGATTGATACTGCTCAGATCAAAGATGCTAGTATTGTCACTGCCAAGATCGTTGATGCTGCTATCACTAATGCCAAGATTCAAAATGCTGCTATCACTAATGCCAAGATTCAAAATGCTGCTATTGATACAGCTAAGATTCAAGATGCAACCATCACTACTGCCAAGATTCAAGATCTAGCAGTGGATACACTTAAGATTAAAGGTAATGCTGTAACTGTCCCTGTCGGTATGGAGGGGTGGGGCTCGATACCGACTGCAGTAGTCATCTTAGATCAACCCGGCATGATATCTGTAACTATAATGGCTAACTTTATCGCCGAGTCTGGTGCTGGTGCGGCTAGCTGTTTCTTGAGAGTATTTGTAGATGCTGCGTACGTTGGCCCACAAGTGAGAGTTACAGCACCACAGGGGTCTTCTACTTCTGCAGTAGCCTTTGGTACATTTTGGCTGCCTGCTGGCACTCATTACTGTACTGGGCTTATTGATTTTGCTGATAGTACACGTACTGTTTCTGCTACAGCTATATTTGCTATGGGAATAAAACGATGATTGAGACAATTACTTTCTATGACCTTAAAACAGGTGTGGTTCTCAGCTCAGGTACTACGTGTGAGCCTGAATCGATATGTCCAGAAGGTGCTGGTATCCTCAAGGATGTATTAGCCAAGCCGTTCTATGATCGTGTTGTAGATGGTGAAGTTGTGCATCGAGTCGAACTGCCTGTAGTATTGAGCGGTAATACGCTCATTGGAGTCCCGGATGGCGCACAACTAAAGATAGACACTGATACTTACATGGCAGATGGCAGCGATATCACCCTTACCTTTGACCATCCTGGCACATACATCTTATCGGTCTCGTTGTGGCCTTATTTAGATTGGAGTACAAAGATTGAATATTCAACATAAGGGCGATTATCGGAAGAGCCGACAAGCCCAATACCCTGGGATAGAAGATCAGCTGGATATGATATGGCATGCGATGAATAATGGTACCATGCCAAAGGCTGAACCATTTTATTCGACTATCAAACAGGTTAAAGATAAAATCCCAAAATCGGAGTAACCTGATGCAAATCTTACAACCTAAATCACCTCAAGAGCTGCTGGCATGTGCTGACATTTATATCAGCTACAACAATGATTTCTTGAAAGTAGATGAAAGATGGGCTCACAAGCAGATCCTAGATTATTGGCGTCAGAAGAATTACATTCGTGTGATTTGGCATGAAGGTCAGATCGTTGGTTTTATTGCGGCGATCTATTGTGCTTCCAAGCATTCGCCTGAGTATCGTCTCCTCCAAGAATATTACTGCACAAATCTTAAAGGATTTTCAGCAGCCAAAGCTGTTAGAGCCGCCCATCGTGATATGATAGAGTATGCTACTCGAAGAGGCATTGGCTTGATTCAAAGTCCTGGCTCTCACATGGACTCTGATAACACCTTCGTACGAATCTTAGAGAAAGATGGTTGGGAACGTTCTGGATACCTTGCACAGCGTAGGCTAGAAGTAGAAGCTCGACGAACCATTCGGTAAAGGCCAGGGTGATATTGAGTAAAGGCTGTTGTCGTTAGGCCGTACCGCAGTAAGGGTTGCAGACTTATTTGCGCCCTTATTTGTGGACTTTTTTCGTCCCAAAGAAATAAATATCGTTCGTGGGCTGCTTTAATCAAATCTTCACACAGCCTTAGGGCAAGCCCGTTAACTTAACCCCCTACCGCCGCCCCCCTATATAGGATAATGTAATGGTAGTGTACCATTGTTGTTACTAGTATCCTATAACAATATAGAAGGATAATAAAGAGGGTAGGAAGAGGTCAGAGATGATCTAATAACCTGGAGATTTCTTATGTTACCAGCTTTCATACTTCCATTGCTTCAACAAGGGATGGACCTCTTAGCTAACGCTGGTCTTGCAAAAGGCAAAGAATGGCTGAGTGATAAAACAGGCATTGATCTCGATAAGCCTCAACTTACTTCAGAAGACTTCGTGAAGCTACAACAGTTTCAGATGGACCACGAAGAAGAATTACTTAAGATCAAGCAAGCAGATAATCAACTGCTACAACAAATTGATGCTATGTATCTCCAAGATGTACAATCTGCGCGTACGATGCAAGGTGTAGCCTTAGCGAGTGATAGCAAGTTTGCCAAAGACTTCATCTACTGGTTTGCTATTGTATGGACTATCTTCGCGATGGGTTATATCACTGCAATCACTTTCGGCACCATTCCGCCTGAGAACGTCAGATTTGCTGATACTATCTTGGGTGTTCTCTTAGGTACGATCATGTGCCAGGTGCTCAATTTCTTCTTTGGTTCCAGCCATTCCTCCAAAGCGAAGAGTGATGCGATCTCCAAGGCTATCAATGAAAGAGGTACTCCATAATGGCCCTTACTCTCGGTCAACACCAAGAAGCCTTTTCCCGCGATCTCTGCAAGCTCTTGTCTAAATGCTTTGAGCTTGGCTATGAAGTTCGTATGGGTGAATGCCTTCGTACTGATGAACAGCAAGCGATCTATGTAAAGACCGGTCGCTCTACCACTATGAATAGCATGCATCTGAAGAAGTGTGCTGCTGACCTGAACATCACCAAAGATGGTGTCCTGGTTTATCCAGAAGAAGTTGGCACTTATTGGGAGTCTCTCAATCTACTCAATCAATGGGGTGGACATTGGAAAACTTTTAAAGACAAGCCTCACTTCCAGCGCACTGTTTGACAAAGAAGCCCTCTCTGATCGACCTTAGAGAGGGTTTTTAATTGCGGAAAATATGGTATCTTATATGAAAGTCCGAAAGGATAACCATAAAAGGTGCTTTATGAATATAATGCTCGTTATGTGGCTCGTACTTATGGTGGCTAGTTTTACCATTTGCTTCTATATCTATGGCGTAATGAAACTTGCTTTCGTAAGCTCAGTGCGTGAAGGTAAGGGTCCAGCATTACTGTTGGTCTTAGGCTTAGCAATGGCACTTGCGCTGATAGTCGGTTGCTTAATGGCGCGCATGGTGTTCAAAGCCTCGTACTACTTACTGGTATACACATGATGAAAATCATAGTGGCTTTTATACTTGCTACTTTAGCAGGATTTGCTATCCTGTATTGTTTGTTAGCGGCACTCAATGGTGGTATCGTATGAATCCTGGCTTCACAGTAGCAATGGTGGCAACAATGGTTGCTATTCTTTTAATAATGATGGTATGGGTGGGCTTAAATGATTAAGAAATTGCTTTATATACTGTTCTTTATGTGGTTGTTTGATCTGTTTAAGAAGAAATAAGGAGAGGACAATGTTTGCAGCGTTAATGGTTATCACAGCACTAGTGTTACTGATAGTTGGATATGTCAGAGATTTCTACAGGGATTACACTCTCCGGGAAAAGCGCAAGGCGTTGGATAAGTCATTTTACGAGGCACACAAACACCTCGCTAAGCACTTCCCAACAGATGCAAAACGTATGCGTGAAGCATATGAGTTTCAAAAGACTGACCATCACGAAGTATAAGGAGTATCGCTATGAAATGGGTTTTCTTTGCAATAATGTGTTTTGTTGTCGGTTCGAAATTCGCACACGCGGGTGAAGAGGTTCGTATTTATCAAGTCAATAAATACGGGCAAACGCAGTACCAGAAAGGCTACATCAAAATTAAGGATAATAAGGCACAGACAGTAAACAAGTATGGGCAGACGCAATACCAAAAACCTTCTTTGGTCATAAAGAAGAAATAATAAGCTATTCAAACTTGGGGTGTTTCACATGGCAGTTCGAATCATTATGTTCTTGGGCATCATTGCGCTAGTTCTCTTCATCGTAAAGTCTGCTATGCAGATCATTATCGGCGGTAAGATCTGGGGTAAGATGGGGGCAAGTCTTGATGATATCGACGTGAAGTTTGCATCCAGTACAGAAGTACTTCGGGAGTTCGCGAAAGAGGCTGGCCTTCAAGAAGAAGCCGACCAAATTCAAAAGCTGGAAGCTGTAGTGGCAAAGAGCACGGGCGATAATGTAGTAGATATACAGCCGGCAAACCCACGTAGAGCGGGTGCCCGGAATAAGCAACACAAGGGTAAACCTTAGTTGTACCCAGCGTTGGAGAGTTCAGATGTTTAAACTATTCTGTTCAACGCTGGGGATTATAGCATTTCTCCAACTGGCGTTGTTCATAATTCGAGTAGGCATGTTAATCCCAATGCCTATCATGGCTATATTGATTGGCGCAGTTCTTGGTATATGGTCAGTAGTGAGGAAACTAGAGCGGCGGAAAAAGAAATGAGACCTATGACTAAACTTCGATTTAAATCGTTGACGATCTCAATAGGTTTCACGCTCCTATTGCTGATCATAAGAAACACAGGAAATGCGCCAGCGTGGCTATTGGTTGCATTAGGGCTGTTTGTCATGTGGATGACGTTCGATGTGAGCGCTCAGATACGTGAATTTGAAGACAGATTGACATTGCTTGAAGACATCATCAGAAGGAATAAGAAATGATACGCATTATGTTGTTTACACTGTTGGACGTTGTTGCGCTAGTATTGGCATCGATGGCTATAACATCCGCAAGTTTGCTACTTGCTGGTATGGTGGTACTGCTACTGCTACTCCGCTTCATATTAAGGCTCATGAAGGGCACTAAGAAAGCTATCTCTCAATGTGAGGAAACAACAATGAAAACTGTAGAAGCTGTAAAGAAGTCGTCGTTCCAATCGCAAATTAACGCCATCGCCTACGTGTCGGTGATCACGTTCTTTGCGGCTGTTGTTGTGACTGTATTTACAGGTACCCCTCGGTTTGGCTTCTATGTAGTCAGCCTAGGATCTATCTATATCTGCTATCAGATCACAGCTATTGTATTCATCTCACTGTTGGGCCTCGTAGGTATTAAACGTGTCTATGACGCGAGAAAAGTTACTACAAAAGACGAAGCATTGCAAGAGTTTGAAGAAACTATATCAACTCAAGTTCACACCAAGAAATAAATCCATTTATAGCCCTGAGCAAGGCATTAAAAGGCTCCAAGGAGTCTCAAATGATTATCCTACTCTCGGTACTCGGTACACTTGCTGCACAGATGCTTATCTGGGTCTTGCTGCCTAAGGTCACTATCTACTACTTCGTAATTGGTGGATTAACCTTTCTTATATCCAAGTCCATGGTGATAGCAATAGCTATGCTCATCCCCGCGTTCTTTGTTGTTCGCTTCATGACTCGTAAGGTGCGTGCTAACCGGATCCGTCAAGAGTTAGATGCCCGCCAGGTAGTTGACGATGCTTTAAACCCTTTGTAATTCACACAGCCCTGGCCGGCTCTAAAAGGGCCAAGCTCCCTTATTTTTTTTTTTTTCAAACAACACAAGGAGTACTTTCACCATCACTTATAGACGCCTTGAGCGCTATCTATCCTTTCGTCGAGACGGTCGCTCAACCTCAAAGCACAACCATAAACACAAGGAAACATAACGAAGAAAGGTAATGTGAATGTCAATTAGCCAAGCGTGTCTCTCCCTCATCATTTTAGGAGTTATGGCTAAGTGTCTTCCATTAATCTTTATCTTTGGCTCAGCAATTCTTGCCGTCAGGTTTGTTAAATAATGTCCTTGAAGAAGAAGCTTGTCACATCCCTTGAAGAGCGTTTGATCCTGGAGATCTCAGGGCAGTCGCCTCTGAAGTACTTGAAGCCGATCTCAGCAGCCGATTATATCGACTCTGTGATTGAAGTCATCCACGGTTTCACAAGGCCTACTAAGACAGGCCGGAGTGTAGCGGTAGAAGTGCCTATGCCTGAGTTGATTTCCTCGCTCGGTCATATGATTCGTAACAAGTTGAAACAGAAACGAGATTCAGCACTAGCAGCTAAAACTGGAGGGTTCATCTTATATACCTTCGAAGAAGCTGAATTGCTTGAAGTGATCCTAGGGCCTGTCTCAAATGGCCATGCTGGATATCTCGTAAGAGTTCTGAATGACGATGCAATTGTAAAGCTGTGGGAGAGTGTACCTCAGACTAAGGCCGAGAAGTTGCCGTCTGAAGTTGCTTATCCAGAGTGGACCCAAGGTCGCCATACAGATGGCACTAAGCTTGTCAAGACTAACGACAAGAGTGTTTTAGACGCATTGAACATCGGGCAACACCCGATTGTCTTCCATTGTGTAAACGAAGCGCAGAAGGTAGCATGGCGTGTTAACAAAGAAATTTACGACATCCAAGCATGGGCTCTTAAGAATAAAACAGATGCCTTTGCGGACATCTGGGAGCAATCAAATCCTGAAGCAAAGGCGACTAAACTTCGGGAAGCTAAAGCAATCGGAGGTATTGCTAAACGCTTTCTCCACAAACAGTATTACCATCGGTACTACTTTGACTTCCGTGGCCGCAAATATCCGAATACCGCGTATCTCCATGAACAAGGCTCAGATCTTTCGCGCGCCCTCATACGCCGTGTTGAAGGCAAGGGTATGGGTGAGGGTGGCTTCTTCTGGCTACTCGTATCTCTGGCGAGTGGATGGGCGGGTGATGCTGGACGGACCGACGGTCTCAAGACTGACAAAATCCCTCTCAAGGCCCGTGCAGATTGGGCACTAGACCATGAAGAGACTTTCATAGGTTACGCAGAGTCGCCTAAGCAGAACCAAGGTTGGATGCAAGCAGATGTACCCTGGCAATTCCTTGCAGCATGCTTTGAGTTAAGGAATCTGCGTCTTTGGCAAATGGCTAAAGCAAGAGAACTAGAACTTGAGCCGTGGGCATTCTTTGAGGACTTCAGTTATGTGTCTTCCTTTGAGGCTTATATCGATGGTTCAAATAATGGATCACAACACCTCGCAGCACTTACGAAAGATGAGGAAACAGCACCCCATGTCAATCTTGTGGCTTCGGAATATCCTGGTGATCTGTATAAGTTCGTTGGTGATCATGTTTGGAATAGGCTTGTTGAAATTGCATCTGACTACACACAACAAGATATCGAACTGTGCGAATCACTCATCCTCCAACTAATTGAACTAAAACGTCAGATCCAAAGATCAGAGCCTCGGAGTGAGAAGCGCATGGCCTTGGCTGATCAGATTAGAGCATTCAAGACTGAGAACATAGAGCAACTAGCTAAAGCTGGTGTAATCTATTGGCTCCAAGTCACAGATGCTAAACACAAGCGTAAGATCGTCAAGCGAAACGTGATGACGCTGCCGTACGGAGGGACATCTTATGGCTTAGGTCAACAGATTATCGATGACTCGAAGAAGCATGGCATTGAATTGCTTCTCTTCCTGGAACATAAATGGGGTGCTTATCTTGGACGAGAGGTCTATGAGACGTGTCGCCGTCATCTCAAGCGGCCTATGCAACTTCTCTCCATCTTTGAAGATGCTGGCGCAGCGGCTGAATCGAGAGGTGAGTTTCTCAGTTGGATTGTACCCGCAACAGGATTCCCTGTGGTGCAACACTATACCGAAGGGGAAGTCAAAAAAGTATGGGTGCAATATGGTCCACCGGCTGGCGAGCGCCAATCGACGGGCTATTATGCTAACACGTTGCAGCTACAGATTTGCTTCATTGAGAAGTCTATCCCATCGAAGGGTAAGCAGGCCTCTGGTGCAAGTCCAAACTGTATCCACAGCCTTGACGCCGCGCACTTGATGTTGACCGTCTGGAACTGTCCATTCTCTATCACGACTATTCATGACTCGTTCGGGTGCCTCTTAGGTGATATGCCTGAGTTGTACCGTATTACACGTGAATCTTTCGTTGAGCTTTATAGCCACGATCCTCTTGCCAAACTGATGGTACAAATCGGTGGTGATATGAATCGTGTTCAGATCGGCAATCTGGATATCAGTGAGTTCCTAAATTCGGAGTATGGCTTCTCATGACAAAAGAAGAACATATTGCAAGAATGGTCAAAGATACACATGGCCGTTTTGCCATAGTATTTACCGGCGTTTGTAAGACACTAGCACGTGTCAATAGTGTCCGTATACCAAGTGACACTTTACTCGGGATCGCTATCCAGGTTCGCTACATGCAAGCTGACCGAGGTGGTGCTGAGTACCTTGATGCATACCATGCGGATGCCTACTGGTATCACCGCCGGCATCGTGATGGTAAACTTCCACCATCCATGCGCTTTGATGTTCCACAGTTGTTGAGTATCAAGCCTGGAACTATCCAAGCAAATGTCCGAACATACCTTGAATTGAAAGGAAGATCTTGATGTTACAATTGCAAACATTCAAGAGTATTGAGCAGGCTATTGAAACTGCAGTGGATTCTTCACATCTGAGTGCAATCCTGGATTGGCTCACAGATACGCTGCATCAACAAATCAGTGGCACTTATACAGAGCTGCCTGCTGATTACGAAACAAGCCTGAATACCTTCGAAGAAAATCTTGGTATCTTAGGCGTGTACTTGCTGACTGAGTCTGGTGATGAAGAACAAATCCCAGAAATCACCAAGGGCGGCTCCCTTGAAATCAGCGAAGAGATCACCTCCGATCTCGCAATGCATTACTACGCCGTCAATGATGGTGGTGGTTTTGTATTCTTTTGCACAACTAAATAAGGAACAACAATGAAAACTTTCACTACTCTCCAAGCAGTATTCGTCGGCATCCAAGAAGCTCGCAATGCACGACCTCATGTCCTTCGTGACGAACAAACCTTAGACTGCATTTATCAGGGCTGGAAACCGACCATCCTGGCTGCACACAAAGATCCTCTGTTCGCAATGACATCCGCCGAGGTTTTGAATAAGACTTTGGGCGGTCCGATCCATGTCTGTGAAGAGGGTGATGATCTGGCACTTCTGATGGGTCTTCATCTGGCACAGGATGAGTATTGCGTTGCTGCGTACTTCTTCTATGACCTGATCGATCTGCACTATGTATGCGGTCCGACTGGTACTCGTTACTACATTCCAGGTCATGTTATGGCTACGTCGATGTCTTTGATGGATGCTATTGAAGCACTTCAGACCTCCCAGCGTGAAGTTCAGGCTGCTGTTGATGCTACATTCAACCAGTCGATCAAGAATAAAAACGAGGCTGCAGAATGATTGTACTTAAGACGCTGTATCAGATTCTGCACGAAGCCTCTTTGACTGGTCTGGACAACCCGACTAAGGCAGCAGCTCTCCAGAAAATATATCGTCATACTCTTGACTACACCGAGAAGTATTGTGCTGAGAACATGTTGGAGAAAGAAGCGGGCTACATGAAAGACCCGGCCGTCTTGAACCACATTCTCGGCGGACCTTTGGTGTTCATCGAGTCGACTGCTGAAGTGCAAGGTATGCGAGATCAATTCTCGCAGTACAACTTCACATCCATGGCGATGATGTTCGATGAGACTGTTCTTGGCGGTAATGATATTGGTGCATGTGTATTTGTACTCTATCGCGGAGACGGTGGTAACTTTATGGCGTATGTGCCAAAGCTAGTAGCTGAGTCTGACCAGCTGTTCATGGTCACTCTTAAAGAATACGAAACCTTGGAAGAGACCGAACATGCTGATCAATAAAACAAGCCAGTTGACTGGCGTGACTCATAACATGCACCTCGACATCACACAAGAGCAGCTTGATAAATGGCGCAGTGGTATGTTGATCCAAGATGCTATGCCACATCTGACTCCGGATGAGCGTGAGTTCTTGATGACAGGCGCCACAAAAGAAGAATGGGAGGCCGCCTTTGCTTGATTCAAAAGAGAAGGTAATCGTATTTAGCATTAACAGTCTCCATCATATCTCGATTCCATTTTCTTTCGAGGCGATGGATGCGTTACTGAATATGAAGCGTGTTGATATTAGCTCAGGCAAATCCACATGGGCTGCTGAACAAGCACCCCTCGATGTCCGTGTTATGTTCAAGTCACAAATCGTTTCAAAGACCACACAAGCTGATATTCATGCGCCAGAACATCAAGCGCCAGCTAGTGAGCAATTTGAAATGGTCGAGGAGCCACCACCCATATGTGCACCAATCCCGGTTCCAAAGATGTCAATCCCTAGCCTTACACCGGTAGCTCCGGTTCTGCCATGGGAAGATCCGTTAGTGCTAGGCGAGCCAACACCGCCAGCGCCGGATTTCGACGAGTTCGATGATGACATCCCGTTCTAAGATCTACGCACTTCCGCTTACAAGAGCCCGTTGACTTAACCCTTCCAGGGCTCTTTCTCCATCTTCAATATTAAGGTTTATTCTCCATGGCTATTCTGAAAGCTTGCGAAATCTGGTTCCCTAAACTGGACCCAAAACGCCCGAACTCTAAGTACAACAAAAAGAACCCTACCTGGGACGTTCAAGTACGTACGAAAGATGTTAAGGTCAAGAAGTCCTGGGAAGCTCTCGGTCTGAAGCCGAAGCCAGTACTGGATGAAGAAACTGCTGAACTGTTGTACTTCCGTATTAACCTGCGTCGTCGTACAATCAAGGCTAGCGGCGAGAAGTCCGATCCTGTTGACGTTGTCAATGGTCGTTTGGAAGCTATCGATCCGCGCACCCTGGGTAACGGTTCCATTGCCAACATCCGAATCTTCCAGTACAAATTCACCAACGACGGTGAAGAAGGTTTGGCTACCGTTTTGATGGCTCTGCAAGTCACCAAGCACATCAAGTACGAGCCTACTGAAAGTGAAGACGGCTTCGATATGCAGGAAATGGACGAGGATGATGAAGCGTTCGAAGAAGGCAGCAAGGGCGAATCGAGCTCTAGCGCTGACGACGACTCTTTGAGCAACCCTGCTCCAAAGGTTGACGACGAGTACTAAGTTGTAGTTTGGGAGGGCTACCATCAAGGTGGCCCTTTTAAATCAAATCCCTGAAGAGATTACGAATGTCCTTTATTATTGTTGCCGTCAAAGATAACCGTTATGTTACCTTCTCTCCAGAAGAACTAAGAGAAACGAAGATCAACTTTGGTGTTACAGGTCCCGTATTTCACCTGTACTATGGTGCAACACGAATTCGCTCGATGCGGATGGGTAAAGAGTGGATCTTCAAAGCTATTGATGCTTTTGAAGACTTCATGGAAGCAAATAATCGTCGTGTCTGGCTTAGCTTGAATCCGAAACAACTCCCTGACTTAATCAAGGACTTCAACACTGCTTGTGATATCGATGGGTTCCCTGAGAACAAGCTGCTGAAGCCATACCTCGCTCAGCGCCATCAGTGGCATCTGATGGTTCATCACATGATGCATGTACCTGTCGATCAGATCAAAGCATGCCAGGGGGATCAGACCAAAGGCACTCCGTTGCTTGACGTAATGGATGCTCCGTCGTTTGCTGGTGTGTCTCGTGTCAGCGGTTGGGATTGGAATTTCGAGATCAACTCTCGGGTGTTCCGAGACTACTTCTATGTGGCTCTTCGCGATCTTAAAGAGCTCCGTCGTAAGGGTGAATTGAAGGTATCTTCTGTGGCTCAACCGAATCAAGAACAAATAAAAGCTAGTAAGATCCTTCTAGAAGTTGCTGATGGCCCTGTTCAGCCACCTAAACCTATCGACAAGGTTGCATCCGCTGTCGATCCAAGCCACTACAAAGGCTACATCGGCGACATGCAATGGCTTGATGCGATGAGCCAGATCCCTACTCTGCGCGATCCTGTTAAGTTTGAAGCTGCTGTTGAACTGCAGATCCGTAAGTACCTGGACCGGAATGGTGGCAAAGACTCGACCATCCAAGAGCTCAAGAAAGCTCAGTTCTATCTGACCTACCTGATAATGTACAAGGAGAATGGTTGCAATCCAATCAAAGCTGCCGATGTTCACACTCGTTTGGTAGGTGCTAATTAATGAGTGAAGCTAAGCGCTATCCGCAAGGTCGTTGGGTATTCGACATTGAAGCTGACAACCTGCTGCATAAGGTGACTCAGCTCTGGCTCGTCCTGATGTACAACATCGATACTGGCGAAATGCTGGAATTCTTGCCTGGTGAAATGGGCTGGAAAGAAGTAATGGATGACGCAAAGCTCCTTGTGGGCCATAACATCCTCGGCTATGATTTGCCAGCACTTGAGAAGATGTTCGGATACCGTCCACCGAAGTCTGTCCGTATGCACGATACGCTGATCCTTAGCCAGATCCTCAACTATCGTCGCTTTGGCTTTCCGAAACATTCGCTGGAAGCTTGGGGTGAATACCTCGGTCTACCTAAGATTGACTTCAATGACTTCAGCAAATACACTCCTGAGATGCTGGTCTATTGCCGCCGAGACGTGCATCTTAACTTCAAGGTCTACGAAGAACTTCTGGATGAACTTCAGCAGCTGTCTGAGAAGGCTCCTCAGATCAAGACTTACCTGTTGGCTGAACAAGCTGCAGCGAAGTGGTGTGCCAAGGCTTCTCTTCATGGTTGGCCGTTCGATGTCGAAGGCGCTATTGCACTTAAGGCACAGTTCGAGACAGAGATGGACATTGCATATGATGCTCTGAACCAGATCTTAGGTCTCAAAGTAATCCCTGTTGACAAGGCCAAAGGTATCGTCCCTCACAAAATGCCTAAGTGGACTCTAGCAGGTTGCTATGATTCACATACAGCTAAGTGGTTTGGTGTAGATCCGTGGTCGGGTTTTGAAGGCGAAGAGCGTATCGTCGATGGCCCTTACAGCCGTGTGCTGTTTGAGCCGCTAAGCCTTGACTCTGTACAGGATGTTAAGGTCTTCCTCTATCGGAATGACTGGCAGCCTACTGAATGGAATATGAAGCGTAACGAAGACACTGGTAAGATGGAGAATACAACTCCGAAGATCACTGAAGACTCTCTCGAGTTCATGGGATCTAACGGTAAATTGTACCTCGACTTCTTGACCACTAAGTCTCGCTTCGGTATTCTAAAGACATGGCTTGAGAACATCGATGAGGATGGCAATCTTCACGGTGATTGCATGTTGATCGGTACGCCTTCTATGCGTGCACGCCACTCGATCATTGTAAACGTTCCTGGTGCTGATGCGCCATGGGGCAAAGAGATGCGTAAGCTCTTCGCTTGTAAGCCAGGTTGGAAACTGATTGGCTGTGACTCCGCAGGTAACCAGGCTCGTGGTCTGGCTCACTATTTGAAGAATGAACAATTCATCGACACTCTTCTCAATGGTGATATTCACCAGTACAACGCGGATGCTCTAACCAATGTTCTCAAAGGTATGGGTATCGACTATGTTGTTAAGCGCTCTCAAGCTAAGCGAATTCTCTACGCTTTCTTGTTTGGTGCTTCTGGTGGTAAACTCTGGAGTTATATCTTTGGTACTATCTCTCCAAAGCTAGGTAATAAACTCAAGAAAGGCTTCCTTAAGGCGGTACCAGGGTTCCAAGAGTTGATTGATAAGCTTGAGCGAATCTGGGGCTCTACGAGGAAAGTCGGGGATGGCTATATTCCCTCCATTGCCGGTAACCGTATCTATGTTGACTCCCCTCACAAGCTACTTGTTTATCTTCTTCAGGCCTGTGAGAAAGCTACTTGTTCAACTGCACTTATGGTGACTATGGAGACGTTCGAAGCAGAGGGTATTCCTTACATCCCTTGCATCTACTACCATGATGAAATTGACTTCATGGTTCCTGAAGAGCATGCTGAACGTGCTGCAGAGATCGGTAAGAACGCCTTCAAGATTGGTCCTGAAAAGTTCGGTATTACCATCATGGATGGTGATGCTAAGATTGGCCATACATGGTATGATGTCCATTAATGAATATCAATCCGATTATCCGTGATAATGTGCTTCCGTATGGGTTGTTTGCTACCGCCCGTATCGAAGCGTTTGAAGCAGCTTACGGAGATGTACCATTAGGGCGTGGTGTCAAGATGCATGCTGCAAAGGTTCCAGATTGGCTTGTAAAGACTCTGGTGTCTGAAGTGGAACATACTGCTGAAATGGAGCTCGAACTGCTAGACAGTTGCTTCAGAGTAAACAGCTATTGGACCGATAAAGGCTTCAGAATTCACTCTGACGGTCTAATCAATGGTCAAGTGTGTGACATGGCTGCAGTGTTCTACATCAACGACCACGAAAGTGGAACAGCCCTCTTCAGTCACCCTTCTCATGGTGAATTTGAAAGAGGTGGCGGTAAGCGTGTATTTGAAGTCGACGATGGTCGATGGAGGATGACATTCAAAGCCGAAGCAGTCGCCAATCGTCTCTTCATCTATGATGGCTGCTATTATCACCAACGTCACCCAGCTAAGTGCGATACAGATCGTCTTATCCTGGTTCTCTTCTTCAATAGGAAACGATATGAATCTTAAAGAATACCTGCTTGCTTGCCTCGGTGAAGAGGCTTCTGAAATCGGTCAGGAAGTAGGTAAATGCTTGCGGTTCACACCAAACCATATCTGCCCGGTCTCTCACAAACCCAATATCCAGAAGCTTACTGAAGAGATTGCGGACTTGCACGCTATTGTAGCGCTACTTGATTCAGCTGGTGTTAAGATTGACATGACATCGACTACTTTTCAAGATCGTGTCAAAGACAAGATCGAGCGTACTGCTACGTCTTTCGGATGGGCGGCTGAATTGGGAACCTTGAAGAATGACTAAACGAATCCTAATCTGCGATGGTGATGTATTTGCTTATAAAGCGTGCCGTCCTCGTTGGCAGACCAAGAAGAAGGGTTTGAATGGTTTTGTAAGCATCGATGATGAAGGCGTAAAAGTTCCGCTGGAGTATACCAAAGAGGAGAATGCACAGTACTTGATGGACTCCTGGGATAACTTCCAGAAGGATGTCGAAGAGCTCTGTGAGAAACTCTTCATCGACGAATATATCATGGCAGTGAAAGGCCCTAACAACTTTCGCGATGATATCTACGACGAATACAAGCAGAAGCGTAGCGCCAACAAGTATCACAAAGAAATGGCTAACTTCGTCCCTCACATCCGTAAGCTGGCAATCCAAGGTGGCATGGCGCTGGAAGCTGTCGAACGTGAGGCTGATGATTACCTTCGCATCTGGGCTAATGAAGCTCGCATGCACGGCTATGAACCGATCATTGCATCGATCGATAAAGACCTCCTCTGCATCCCAGGTCTTCATTACCGCATGAAGGAAAAGGAGCTCATTGAAGTTGGTGAGCTCCAAGCAATGCGCCACTATTATGCACAGATATTGTGTGGTGACCAGGTAGATAACATCCCAGGGCTCCCTGGAATCGGCCCTATTCACTCTGAGCGCATGGTGCAATTCGCCAGCACCCACGAAGAGTGTCAAGAAGTTGTCATTGCTAACTACCTTGCCTCTTATGGTGAAGAAGATTGGAGCAATCAACTCTTGAGCAATGGAAAGATGATCCATATCCAGGAGCATTACAATGACTACTTCAATTTGAAGAGCTGGCCGCTGGCAAACGAACTGCTAGGACGGTAATGATTTACGCTGGTTCAATTCCGAAAGTGGAGAGCAAGAATCAACTTGTTCTTCCGCGATTCGATAATGGGCATTGGCACTTCCCAGAACAGATGGGCGGTAAGGCTTATGCTGGATTCATCTATGTCATTCGTGACACTGTATTGAATCGTTTCTATCTTGGTAAGAAGTCTTACTTTGGTGCAGGAAAGCTTAACAAGGGTGTGGAATCGAACTGGCGTAAATACATGTCATCTTCGAATCTGTTGAAGGAGATGTTTGCAGAGAGGCCAAAGGAAGAATTCGACTTCATCGTCCTTGAGCAATACAAAACCAAAGGCACTCTGTCGTATTCTGAGACTTGGTCTCTATGCTTAGTAGAAGCTCCAACGAGTGATCTGTGGTATAATCACCTCGTAGAAAAGGTTTCTTGGCGTGTCAAGGAGCCTATAAGTGAACGGCACAAGGATCGTTTGCAACGTATCCGTGCTTTTGAGCAATTTAAGGAGCGTTTATGAGAAGTTTATTTATTGCAATTGCTGTCATTGTAGCCTTTGGTCTTCTGATCTATGGCGTCTATATGTCTGCAGCTATGGTGTTTACTGGTCAACCGTTGACTCAGACGGACTGCTTGAACCTGGCTCTGCTGTTGTTCCTCATGGCAACCATCGCTACACAGCGTGACAAAGTCAAAGCACAGCCACCAAAAGAAGTGACTGAAGGTAAGGCCTGATGGCTCAGATTCTAAGCGGGAAACACCGCTGTGAATGTGGCTCAAGTGACGCACGGAGGTTGTATGCAGATGGCACTTCCTTCTGCTTCTCTTGCACAGGCTGGTTTAAGAAAGGTCATTTCGATGACAACGACTATCGTGTAGAAGAGGGCTCTAGTTCTGTGAGTAGTAACGGCGATGATAATTTTGAAGAAGTCGACACAGACGAAGTTAGCGGTCCTGCACAAAGTAGTGGCGGTGGTACGGGAGCGAAGCTAAAAGCTAAGCTTGATAAGGTCAGAGAGCTACGCTCTACGGGTTTCAGAGAGCGTGGTGTTCGTAAAGCTGTCACCGAGTTTTATGGTGTCAAGGCGAGTTTCACAACAGCAGGTGGTGTTCAGAACCACTATTACCCATATGAGAAAGGCGATGCCTACAAGGTCCGTAAAGTTGCATCTAAGGACTTTGAGTGGTATGGCAAGTCTGATGATCTCTTCGGTCGTGAGCACTTCACAGGTGGTGGTAAGCGTCTAGTCATCTGCGAAGGTGAGATTGACACTCTGACAATGGCTCAGGTCAGCCTCCTGAAGTACAACAAGATCTACCCAACAGTAGGCCTGTCATCGTCTGTCATGTCTAAATCATTGCTGAAGAACCGTGATTGGATCAGGACATTCACTGAAGTTGTTCTGATGTTCGACCAAGATGATGCTGGTGATAAGGCGACGAAAGAAGCTATTAAGATCATCGGTGCTGACAAGGTAAAGATTAGCCGCCTTGGTAAGTTCAACGACGTCAATGAAATGTACATGGGCGTTGGTGGTGAAGATGGCGAAGGTGTCAGCCTTCTCATGCAGGCGGTATTTGATGCTGAACGCCATATCCCTGACGGTATCATCGGCAAAGATGCTCTCTGGGAAGCTCTGATAAATTATAACCAGATCGAGTCTCACCCGTATTCAGCTGCATTGGCAGGTATTAATACCAAGCTGAAAGGCAAGCGATATGGTGAAATCGCATTGCTTATATCGGGTACAGGTAGTGGTAAGTCCACCATCCTCCGGGAAGAAATGCTCAATATCCTTGAGACAACTCCAGATGACGTTCGTGTCGGTGTGGTGAGTCTTGAAGAAGCACCAGCAGAAACGGCAAGGAAACTTGCTGGTATGCACCTTGGCATTAACCCCGCGAAGGAAGAAATACCTCTGGACCAGCTTAAGATTGGATTTGATGCCGTCTTTGGTTCCGATCGAGTTGTATTGCTCGATCACCAGGGCTCAGTCAGTGACAACCGGATTATTGATCAACTAGAGTATATGTGTCTCAGCGGATGTCGTTATCTGTTCGTTGACCACATTACTATCATGGTGTCAGAAGGTGTCGAGAATCTAACTGGTAACGAAGCACAAGATAAGGTAATGAATGACCTTCTCCGTCTCGTTAAGAAATATCCAGTTTGGATTGGGCTTGTATCTCATTTGCGTAAAGCACCAAGTAACGGCAAATCCTTTGAAGAGGGTAAGCTGCCATCTATCGATGACATTCGTGGCTCTGGCTCTATCAAGCAGATCAGCTTCGATATCATCAGCTTTGCACGTGACCTTACAGCAGAGTCTGAGGATGTTCGTAACACTATCCTCATGCGCGTACTGAAGTCCCGGTATACTGGCCTCACAGGTACAGTACCAGGTGCTAAGTACAACTACGACACAGGTCGTTTACTAGCCTCAGAGCACATCTACGGCGGTGAAGACGACTTCACATCAATCGGTTGATCGGACGTATTATGATCCCTAAATCAGCAGTTAAAGTAGATTACTCCCGTGATGCACTATTCGATGAAATGGGGATGCGACGCCTCAAAGATTCGTATATGCGTAAAGAGGAGAAATCTCCACAAGATCGTTACTCTTATGTAGCACGCGCATTGGCTTCTAATCCGGCCCATGCACAACGAATTTATGATTATGCCAGTATGCATTGGCTCAGCTTTAGTACGCCGATTCTGTCGTACGGTCTGAACAAACGTGCGCTGCCGATCAGTTGTTATCTGTCGTATATCCCTGATGACGCTGATGGTCTGGTTCACACCATGCAAGAAGTGGCATACCTCTCGATGATGGGTGGTGGTGTTGGTCTTGGGATGGGCATTCGTGCAGAAGATGAGAAGTCTGTTGGTGTAATGCCACACAATAAGGTCTACGAGGCAATCTCGTTGGCTTATCGGCAAGGTAAGACTCGTCGTGGCTCCTTTGCTACCTACTTGGGCATTGGGCACCCTAACATTATCCCGCACATTGAGATGCGGAAACCTACTGGCGACCAGCATCAACGTTGCCAAGAGCTTCACCATGGTGTCAATATCCCTGATGCATTCATGGAGATTATCGAGCGCTGTATGCTTGATGAAGACGCGAATGATGATTGGCCGTTGATCGATCCGCACTCCGGTGAAGTCCGTGAAGTTGTATCTGCTCGTATGCTATGGGAGCTGATCATCGCTACCCGTATCCGTACTGGCGAACCGTTCATGCACTTTGTGGACCGTTCTAACGAGAATCTTCCTGATTATCAGAAGGCTCTCGGTCTAGAAGTATGTCAGTCGAACATCTGTACAGAAATCACCCTGGCCACAGATAAAGATCGTACTGCCGTATGCTGCCTTGCTTCGCTCAATCTCGTATACAGAGACCAATGGAAGGACAATCATCAGTTCTACCGTGACGTCGCTGAACTCCTGGATAATGCCCTCACTATCTTCATCAAGAAGGCTCCAAGGAAGATCAAGCGCGCCGTCTACTCTGCAATGCGTGAACGTGCCATTGGTATTGGTACTTTAGGTTTCCATGCGTATCTCCAATCGAAAATGATCCCTTTCGAATCGGCGCTCGCTGTCTCCATCAATATGCAGATCTTCTCCGGCATGCGTAAGCATCTGGATGAAGTGAACTATGAGCTTGCTGTAGAGCGTGGTCCATGCCCAGATGCTGCATCTGCTGGTGTCATGAAACGCTTCAGTCATATGATCGCAATTGCTCCTAATGCGTCTTCCTCGATCATCATGGGGAACACTTCACCGAGCATTGAACCATTCCGCAACAATGGTTACCGTCAGGATACTCTGTCTGGTAGCTACATGAATCGCAACCAATTCCTTGACAAGATCATTACAGAGCGTTGTGCAAACGACGATGACTATAATGAAGCTTGGTCGACTGTAATTGCGTCTGCTGGCTCGGCACAAGGATTGAAATTCCTTAGTGACTACGAGAAAGATGTCTTCAAGACGTTTGCTGAAATCAAACAGGCTTGGGTGATTCAACACGCCAACGATCGTGCTCCGTTTATCGATCAAGCCCAGTCTGTAAACCTTTGTTACAAGCCTACCGAGGAGCTTGGTGTTATTCACCTAGATCACTACCGGGCATGGAAAGGTGATGGCAAGAAACGTCGTCAGAAGACTCTATACTACTTCCGCTCCGAGAAGATCTATCATGGTGAATCCATGAACAAGGCTGTCGCGAGTCGTCGTCGTAAATCCACAGTAGCGTATAAAACACTCGAAGTCGAAGGTTGCCTAGCATGCGAATGAAAGCCAAACAAAAGCTGTCACCAATCTTCCAAGAGCGTACCGTCTTCAAGCCCTTTCAATATCCATGGGCGTACGATGCTTGGTTGGAACACGAACAGATGCATTGGCTGTCACGTGAGGTTGCCCTTCACGAAGACATCCGTGATTGGAGCCGCAAGCTTACAGAGAAGGACCGGCAATTCCTGACTAACAACTTCTTGTTGTTTACCCAGGGTGATGTTGATGTGGCTAATGGTTACATCAAGGACTACCTGCCACACTTCCCTGCACCAGAAATCCGTATGATGCTCTTGGGCTTTGCCGCCCGTGAAGCGCTTCATATCGACGCCTACTCGTACCTGATCGAGACGCTTGGTAAGGATGATAGCTTCTACGCTAAATTCCTTGAAATCCCTGTGATGAAGGCTAAGCATGACTTCTTCGAGAGCATCGTTAATAGCTCGACCAAGAAAGAAGCTCTGCCGATTCAAATTGCAGGGATCTCGGCGTTCACCGAAGGTATGTTTCTGTTCTCCACCTTCGTCATGCTCCTGACGTACCCACGTTCGGGCGTTATGAAAGGTATGGGTCAGATTGTATCCTGGTCAATCCTGGATGAACAAAAGCACGTGGAAGGGCTCTCCAAAATCTTCGATACCATCATCGAGGAGAACCCTCTGTGGGACACCGCTGAGTCTCAACAAGAGATTTATGCGACTGCCGACTTCATGACTGAACTAGAATTCGACTACATCGATGAAGCATATGGCGATGAAGACGAGTTCCGTGGGCTGAAGAAGAAAGACTTGAAGCTGTATATCCAATATATTGTGGATCGTCGTCTTATTCGCCTAGGTCTGAAAGGCATTCACGGTGTCAAGAAGAACCCGTTGCTATGGGTTGATGAAATGATCGCCAGCCAGAACCATGAGAACTTCTTTGAAACGCGTGCCACATCGTACGCCAAAGGTGCTGTCAGTGGTTCGTGGTCTGATGTGTGGGGTAAATTCCGTGGTGTAAAAGCAGACGGAACGTTGGCGTAAGAGACTGAAAATCCCATAGCGGGGAATTTGGTATCTTATATGAAAACAAATAGGGAGGTCCTTCGGGGCTTCCCTTTAAAATTATAACTGACACCAATGGGTGAAATAACTATGACTTTTGATCACGATATCGAAGTAGAAATGCGTAAAGCTCTCGGCCTGAATACTAAGGTTGAAGAGACTCTTGCAAAAAGTGTATCCCACTTTCGCAAAACAGCCAAAGAAACAGCGATTACCCAAGGCTGGTACGTCCGTATGTCAGTGAGGAAGATCGTAAAAGGATCTGTATCTGGTATCACGGAAATCTTTGAATGCACAGTCCCTACCATATCTCGTTTGATTGGTGAGATTGAAGCCAAGAAGATTGCAACAAAGAACAACCTCAAAGTCTGGGCAATCCTAGACAGCTGCCCTGAAGATGAGAAGCTTAATGACGAATGTTGAACAAAGCCGTGCTGAGCAACTCCTGACCTCAGCCGCATCGTCCATTGAAATGGATATTGAGTCGATGAAGCTTCAATGCACCTGGACGCCCTTGAGTCAGAATGAGTGTGCAAGTCGATTGATGAAGTCTGCAAAGATCGAAATCCTGTTTGTAGAGCAGAAGAAAGAAGTTCATGTCATAAATCAGAAGGGCATTCTAGCGATCTGCCCACCGTACTCTGATATGGCTATGGATAAAGACTTACGCTTCAATGTAATTGCACTCGCAGCAACAATAGCAGGTTCTATGATTGGTAGTATCTTACCGTCACAGGCCCTTGATATCTTTGCAGCTAACAAAGGAGTGAGGATGTATGGCTCAGCTCCAGCTTAACGGAAAGTGTTTGGGATTCGACACTTTAGACGACATGGTGGAATACATCAGAACGCACTCTCGTGTTGGTACTGGGCATGTCCATAGAATCCACAACCTCCTGCTCGCAGGTCAGACTTTTGAAGTCGAGCTTGCAGTAGGGCATGCTGTAGCAAGTCATGATAATGGCTATCGCAGTGTGTTTCAAATTACGCCACGGCAACATATGGTAGTCTGATGTACATTGAATATACAGCTGCAACGTTGGGTGAACTCATTCAGAAGGCATCTGTAGTGTCTCCTGAACAATTCATTCGACAGCCCGTAAAAGAAGCAGGGGTGTGGACATGTGTAATAATAAGAAAGCTCTTGAAGTTGGAAAAGTAATTGTAATAGCCGTAACAATGTTTATTGCATATGGCCTAGCGGATCATATTCAATATTCTAATCCATGGGACTTCTAAAGATGTTGTTGCTGAAAGGGCCATATGGCTGGGATGCGTGTGAGGCAGAGCATATCTCATTGCTATGCGATGTTGAGAATGTTCCAAATCAAATTGACTTTGAAAAGATAATTGATAGGTTCAGTGCATACAGACCTGCATACCAGAAGATCTACAATTGCCTGACACACTCAGGTCGTTATGATTGCTTGGTTCAAGCTAGCTGGTTTAGTGTTCAAAAGGAAGAACTTGGTGAATTGCTTAAAATTCTTGGGATGGAACTAAGGCATATTGCTAGCATCCAAGACTGGATTTACAGAGAACACCCATAAATGGCTCACCCTTCGGGGTGGGCCTTCTCTACTTATTTTTTCTTGGAAATATTATGACTCTTGCAAACACACGTAGTGGTTTTGACTTGGAAGCCACTCGAGCGGCTCTAGTACGAATCATCGATCACTTGACTACTCAGAAAAAGCAATCCCGTGGCGATAATGGTTGCTTGTATCGTGGTCCTGAGAATTGCATGTGTGCAATCGGTGTGCTGATACCTGATACTATGTACCACGAGTGTCTTGAAGGTGGCTCGATTTACAGACTTAAGTACCAGGATCCTGTTAGCGAGATATTTAAGCATCTCAAAACTGATCTTTTAAATGACCTCCAGTCTTACCATGACAATGCCGTCACTGCTAGTCACGAGGCATACAGTTATGCTGCTTGGCTTGCAGGCGCTGAACGAAGCTCACCAGAACGGCTCATGAGCGCATTAGCAATGAAACACCACTTGGGAGCTATGTAATGGCTGCTATGTATACTAATGAACAAGCTTTGATCATTTCTCGTGAACATTTGATCAAGCAGAAAGCGCGCTCTGAATGCCATGGGGCGTGCAAGTATCGCTATAATGGTCTGATGTGTGCAATAGGACCTTTGATTCCAGAAGATCTTTACAATGCTTATGAACATGAGCATACAGCTGTAGTTAGACTTGTGACGTTGCTGCCTACAGTCTTCGAAGGTTTAAATCTGAAGCAGTTGCATATGGCACAGCGGTATCATGATGCAGTCTTCCATGTGCCTGGCTTTGATTATTCTTACTACAAATGGATCCAAGGCGATGAATTACACCATCCAGACTTAGCCTTCAAAGCTATTGAAGAGTATCATAAGAAATGGGACTCTGAAATGACCAAGTCTACCCCCGCGTTGGAGACCACAGTATGAATCAAGTGACCCTCGAAACATTGGGTAAGATCCAAGCTCACTTGATTACACAGAAGGCTCAGGCGATTAGCGAAGGCCGGGCAGGTGCCTGTCGATTGCGTACTGAATGTGGTTTGAAGTGTGCAGTAGGCTCTATTATTCCAGATGAGCTCTATGATTCTTCGATGGAGGCTAGCTCAGCCAATACACTTCGTATGCGATGGCCGAATCTGTTTGACAAAGATCTTGACCTAGGCCCGATTCAGTTGACCTTATCTTACCATGATGGTGTCTTGTTTGGTAGTCGATCGAAACGGCCTGAAGGCTACTGCTACATGAAATGGATTGAAGGTGATGTAAATCATCATCCTGACTTGGCCTTTGCTGCTATCCGCGAGGAATACGGAATCGTATGAACACTTCCGATGCATTGAATATAATTGAAGCCCACTTGATCAAACAGAAAGCTATCTCAATTAATGAAGTTAGCGGTGTTTGCCAATATCGTTGTGAAGATGGCCGAATGTGCGCCTTTGGTGCTCTGATTCCAGATGACCTTTACAACGAAGGTTTGGAATTTAAGCCGATATCTTGGATCGTCGCGGTATCTGGAAATACCTTTAAAGAGCTACACCTGGATGCTATGCGGGCAACCCAGATGTATCATGATGGTACTTATACGTCCAAGCTACGTGGTGGACCTTCTTTTGGTTATAAGAAATGGATCGGCGGGGACGACGCCCACCATCCTGAAAGGCTAATGGTACACATCCGTGAGGAGTATGGAATTGTCTGAAGCATTGACAGTACTAGAAGTACTTGAGAAGATACGTCTTCATCTGGTAAACCAGCGATCACGTTCATTGGGCGTCAATGGTGATTCCTGCAAGTTTCGATCGCCAGATGGGCTAATGTGCGCTGTAGGGGTATTGATTCCTGATGCTCATTATACAGTTCACCTCGAAGGTATGGCTGTAACATATATTCGTAGCATGCTAATAGATATCCTTGTTAATGTACCTGCAAACGTACTAGGCATGTGTATGTACTATCATGATAGTGAAGCTCTATTAAATGGCTTTGCCTTCTCTTACCAAAAGTGGTTAGATGGAAATGATGAACATCACCCCAACCTTTTCATTACCGCCGCTGAAGCCGCCCACGCCCGTTGGAACAAAGGTCGAAGTTTATAAAGGCTATTATACCACAGAACAAGCGCTTAATGTGGTTATAACTCATCTTGTTAAACAGAAAGCCCTTTCACTTGATGCTAAAAACGAGTGTAAGTATCGTGGTGTATCAGGCCGGATGTGCGCGCTAGGTGTGCTCATTCCTGATGTTGACTACGATCCGATGATGGAGTGCTTCTCTGCTGATCAAGTTGTATGGACTATCCCTGCTCTAAAGAATGTCAACATCAATGCTCTACAGATGATGCAATACTATCATGATGGCGCTGTTCCTAAAGAACATCAAAGGCTCAGTTATGAAGAGTGGGTCAATGGTAATGAAGCGCATCATCCGAGAGTGATGGCTGACTTGCTTATGAATGAGCTGCGACTGACAAAGAAGATTAATATATGACCCACCAGTTTCGTTATACCAATGATGAGGCTGCAAAGAAGATTGTCAGCCATCTAGTTACACAGAAGAAGCGATCTGTTGGTAAGCTAGGTGCCAGCTTTGGTTGTCTTTATCGTAGCCCTGGCGGTTGTATGTGTGCGATCGGTGCACTAATCCCAGATGATCAATATACAGTCGAACTAGAAGGCCGGCCAGGCGGTTCTCTAGTCAACCTGATACCTGCAATGTCTGATTTAGACTCCATGGTGTTAGGTCTTGCACAACAGTATCATGATAATTCATTTGCGAGAAAAGGGATTAGATACTCTTACTCGAAATGGTTGTCTGGTGACCCTAAGCACCATCCTGAGAAGGCTATGGCAGCTATTCTAGAATATACAGCAGAACTAAGGAGAGCTTGAATTGTCACGTAATGAATTTGCTTCCGATGAAGCTTACATCGCATACCTTGAAGCTCAGCTGGTTGATATCCACAACTATCTGATTGAAGTAACCTCTCCAGGTTCTGAGAAGCAGTCCATCAGAAAATCTGGTTGGATTGAAACACTTCAAGATGTTCTTCAAGTAGGTGTCCCCTCACCGCTACAACGACGCGTCAATGCGATCATAAAGGGGATTGAACGTTCTAAGGCCTATGGCGGTTCTTCTCGTTATAAGCAGGAGATTGTCAAATTACAAGAACAAAATGGTGCATTGCGAGCACTATTGAAGTTTCCTACTGTGACTAAATTCGAAGGTAAAGATGCCTTTGAAGAGTTCGCAAGAGGGCAAAATGCGCTGTTGACTCCAACACAATGCCCGAATAGTTTCCGTGTCTATAAACAAGATCGGACGCAACACATGTTTGAAGGTTGGCAAGGTCACATGATTCACACTAAAGAGTCAGATGAAGCTCTTTGTGATGGCGGTCAATGTGGTCTTGGAGGCTTCTGTCAAAGTTGCCCTAAATTAGGACATGACACTACCAAGGAACCTGCCGGATATGTCGGACAATAAGCATTACTTCGATTTGGAAAGTAATTGGCGACGTGTGGTCCATGATCCTTTCTATGAAGAACTATATACAAGTGGTTTTAGAAGGGCTGTGCCAATTGATCATAACCACCCAGGTCCGTCGAAGGTCATGGTAGTTGACGGAGAGATAGCCTCTCTGGAGCTATGGCAACACCTGCGCGAAAAGTGCAAGACGGCCAATGTGACGGTCATCGCGAGCACGCCGCGCAGCATGCACGACGTCATGGATCTGAGTTGGTATCAGCAAGAGCGCGATGCAATGTTTGCATCAATGGCAATCTGGCCGTCATTTACAAGCCGTGGGTTGCTCCCCGGTATGACACAAACGCTTAATATTTTAAAGAGAAGAGAGCATGAACTTTCTAAATTTCACCTGGATTTCAAAGCTGATCAAATCAAGCCTCTCTTTGTTTTCGACGAGTGGGACTCCCTCGCAAAGAAAGACTTTCTCTGGTACTGCAAAGAAGACGTCAACATTGGCACAATTGGCCATTCCTTCACGCCAAGAACGAACCACATCACGGAAGCCATCCGTACAAGATTTGGAACGTCTAGCAGCAGCCGAGAAGAAACGTCAACGTCGTATCGAGCGGAACAAGAATGTCTAAAAAATTATCTCTCTGCATTCTCGCAGAACACAGTCGTTCAGACAAATCTATGCCACGAGTTCTTGTTTTCAGGTCATTTGGAAAAACAGGAAGCAAAGCAGACATCAATTCCTTCATGGGCACAAATTCGGGTTTCAGCCGAACCGGTTCCTGTGTCCCCGAAGATTTCCACCTCAACCACGAATCGATCCTCCCACCAGTTGACTGCGAACTACTCATCTCGATCCCGAGCTGGGAAGGTGAGCCGGTACTGCTAAGGGCAATTCGACCTGGTTTCATTGAGAACAAAGGTGATGATGTAACGTATGAGCTTCAGCAGAAGCCTGTGTTATTGGCACCAGAACCTCAAGCAGTGGTATTCATCGGTAATACAATCAAAGGACGTTTCAAGTGGACCTATCCATGATTCCAACTCTTTTACTAAGCACAAAGCAATTTACCGATGAACAAGCTGAGCGTCTTACGGAAGTAATGATGACGATTCAACCGACCCTCGACGAGCTTTCTCGGTGTAATGATCTTCTGAATAAGGAAAATCACGCCAAGACTATGGAATTTGGTGGCATTATTTGCTACACAGACACCGTACTCAAAGCAGCTGGCGAGCGCCGCAGCACCATCATCAACGACATCATCAAGTTTCTGAGAACAATCTAATGCACTGTAATGTCAGCTACATTGTCAATGCTTTCAACCTGGTCCACGCCCTTCAACAACGTGCTGGAGGTAAGAAGGCAGAACACATCCGTGAGATGCGTGAACTCCTCGGCCCTGTTGTTGTGAACGTACATGGTGATACTTCGATTCGAATGCGTCCAGATCAGTTCGCCCTGGCGGCTTACCTGATGGATAGTATTGGTGCTAAGTTCACCTCTACTAAGCGGATCGATAACTCACATGTAGCGTTGATCCCTAACAAGGTAAAGCACGACATCACTGAGCGTGGTATCTTGGCTTGGAAATCTCAGTGCATGTTCGTTCATGAGTTCGCAGCTTTCACACTTGAGCAAAAAGAGACCATTGTCAATGTCATCAATGACATCGAGAAGCTCGATAAGGCTATGGTAAATATGGAAGGACTACCTTCTGTACAGATCCAAGGTGTCACCTTTAAGACTGTAAACATGTTGCCAATGTTTGCTGCACGTCGGGAAGCTGCCCAAGATTTCTTGTTGCATGCGTGTGACTTGATCTTTCGTAAGGACAAGAAAGAGGAGTTTGTTAAACTGAGTGATGCATATTGAAAGGAGTGTGAACATGGGTGAAGTACAAGATATGGATAGCTACCTGTCAAAGACGACACCTGAGCTCATTATGCTGTTGAGCCAGTCGGACCATCTGAATGTATTGAAGAGACTCTTAGAAGTCTATAATCAGCAGACGGCCGTTACAAACATGATCGCCTTACACAAGCTGCCACGTTACCGGCATACTTCGCTGGACATGGTTGAAGCAGGTGCAGGGCCTTGGCTACATGTGTGCGATATCTACGACCGTACACATGTTGTTCTTGATACTATAAGAAGGACTAAGCAATGAGAGCTTTTGTAATCGCAATGCAGTTTCCAGAGTATGTTGGCTATTTCACCAGTTTAACGAAAGGCAGCATGCCATTGTGGGATCGTAAGGTCACTGCAGCAAAGCTGTTTGAGTATGAAGAACTTGCTAAACGAGAGTTCGATGCTGTGTTTCTTACAAAGCCAGATTATATGGCTACGATTCGGGAGGTTTTCGATGGTGGTCCGAAAGTTCCTGAGTTGTACATCATGGAAGTTTCTGTGGACCCCCTCTTCCTGTTCACGGATGATGAAATAGCAAAACGTGTGGAGATGGTAACTCATGAAAAGGCTTCGGCCGAACGCTTAGAGGATACGATCAATGCCATTACTTCCGGGTTCCGACAAGGCGACAATCGCCCACAATATCAAAGCTGAAAAGGCTGCGGGTAAGAGTCAGAAACAAGCTGTCGCAATCGCGCTAAACAAGGCGAAAGAACAGCGTAAGAAATGAAGCTCGCTGACAAGGACGTCGGCTCCTAACTATTAGAGTGAATCATGAAGCTTGTACAACTGATCAAAAATTGGGCACTGAAACAAGAACGCAAAGCTTTCATGAACATGTACGGGTTTGATAATCAATGTCCGCATTGTAATACATGGCAAGGCAACTGTGGTGGTGTAGCGAGCACCATCCGAGATTACCCAGATAAGCGCCATGATGCTTACAAATGTGGTAGCTGTAAACAGTGGTTCATCTTACATGCCGATACACCGATTCAAGCAGTCGCACTGGACCAGAAGTATGGCCGGTTGTTGACTTATGTGAGTCAAGCAGAAGTAGGAGATAGTGCCCCAATTCGTGATTTCCAAATGGCTGAACAAGCGCTTGCAAGCGTAGGAGAGTTGTAATGGGTGTCTTTCGTCCCCTGCTGTCCCCGATCGATGATCCGCAAAAGAACCCTGAGTTCTTTAATATCGTCGCCAAGAAGTTCCCTTTGCTCGGTTCTTCAAAGTTTGATGGTATCCGTTCGATTATAGCTGAAGATGGCGCCATGTCTCGGACCTGGAAACCTATTCCAAGCCGTCAGGTTCAGGAAGACTTCACAAGTATCATAGGGCTTGATGGTGAACTGATTGCTGGTAACCCACATAACTTTGATGTCTACAACCGTAGTCAAAGCCACATCATGTCAAAGGATAAGCCTCATGACATAGGCTACTATGTGTTCGACTGTGTGCTCCCTGGTATCATCGACAAGCCGTACTATGAGCGCCTTGAACATGCGCACGGTCTGATTCGTAATCGAGAAGACTACTTCCCAGTCCTCCATGTCGAATTAAATAACATGGAAGAACTTCTTGAATTCGAGAATGGTGAGCTCGAAAAGGGCTTCGAAGGAATCATGCTGCGTGACCCTGTAGGTCGCTATAAGCAAGGTCGAGCGACGATGAATGAAGGCATCATCTATAAGGTGAAACGCTTTCAGGACACTGAAGGTCGTGTAGTTGGCTTTGTCCAGCGCATGGCTAACAACAACGTCCAGGAACGGGATGAACTAGGGTTCGCCAAGAGGTCCTCCGCCAAGGCGGGCAAGACTCCGGTGAATATGGTCGGCAAGTTCCTGGTAGAATGGAATGGACTGACGCTTGAAGTAGCCCCAGGGTCCTTTAAGCATACAGAACTAGAGGACATCTGGATGAACCAAGAACTATTCCTCGGCAAACTCCTTAAGTTCCGATTCTTTCTACATGGCTCGAAAGATTTGCCACGCTTCCCTCGCGCCCTTGGTTGGCGCTCTAAGATGGATATGTAATATGGGACTTCTCAGAAAGTTTTACTGGCCTAAGGTCGATGAGCAAACTGTTGAGACTGTAGATCAAATGCGCGAGGATATTAAGAAAATCCCTTGGGCGAATCCAAAGACTAATATTTGGGATGACCTGTTAAAAATCGGTTATGTAGCTTGTGTTCGTACACAATATACACCTAGAGTACGGCTACGACGTTGGTGGTACTGTGGTAATTCTTTTGAGTTCCATCACTCAAATCGTGACAATATTAAGATTGCCGTAATGAAAATGGCTTACGGCGGTAGTTCACAACAAATCGCTAAAACTCTAGTAATCAGGAAGCGTTAATGAAATCGTCCACTATTCGTATGGCAATGCGTGCAAAAGTCAAAGAGATCATTGAGTCGGTTGAGGACACAAATGTCCAAGAACTGATGAAGAAGAATCTTCTGATCTGTGGTGGTGCTATCGCCAGCATGCTATCGAACGAACGTCCTAAGGACTTCGATCTGTATTTCCGTGATTTGGATACTTGTAAGGCTGTTGCTGATTATTATACAGAGCAGTTTAACAAGACTAAAGGTCAGCTGAAGACTACGGCTATTGCGAGTTGCAATCCATATGCCAAGATCATCACTGCACCTAACATCCGTGGTGAGATGGAAAATCGTGTGGTGATCTACATCAAATCCGCCGGTGTGGCGGGTGAAGAGCAGACTGAGTACCGCTACTTTGAAGGCGAAGCAGGCCAGAATACTGAAGACTTTGCCGCATCATTGCAGTATGGTGACCAGGATCCAGAACAACAATCTGCCAGTGAGTTCATGGACACTAATGTCCCCGATCCAATGGTCGATGCTGAACAGCTAAAACAAGATCTTCGTGGGCATAAGAAAAAGTTTCGTCCTGTATTCTTCAGTGACAATGCTATCACACTGTCTGACCGTGTCCAGATGGTTATGCGTTTCTATGGCGAGCCTGATGAGATCTACAAAAACTATGACTACGCTCACTCAATGTGTTCGTACGACTACGCTGCAGATGTGCTTAATTTGCATCCTGAAGCAATGGAGTCCATCCTCGGGAAGAATCTTATCTATCGTGGCTCCTTGTACCCCATCTGTTCCTTGTTTCGGATGCGGAAGTTCATGCGTCGTGGCTGGAGTATTACGGCAGGGCAGATTCTCAAAATTGTATGGCAAGTCAATGAGCTTGATCTAAAGAATCCTAGAGTACTTCGTGAACAGCTTATTGGTGTGGATACTGCATACATGTTCCAGCTGATTCAAGCGATTTCAGCTGCTGAGCCTGGCACTAAGATTGATAGCACTTATATTGCTTCGATCGTAGACACAATCTTCGACTAATCATGTCGGCACCATGAAATAGCTCTTTGTGGTGCCTTTGGAGTTCTAATGTGCTCTATGGAACCAACTCTGAAGATATCCCCGCGTTTGGTGAAACCGTTCTTCAGGCAGCCATATGTGGTCTATGACATTGTAGAATGTGGTCAAAGATGGTATGACCCATCTTATGGGAACGGCGGCGGTGACTATCGCGACTATGAGCAGAAGTTAATTACGTTAAAGAGCATTGATGAAGCTCAAGCTCTTCTTGGAAAATTAACCATTAAGGAATAGCATGGACTGTAAAGAATACTTCTTTAGCTCTCGTATAGAGACGTTAAGGCCCTTTGCACAAAGAGTCGATAATAGAGAAATCAAAGAAGAGCCTATGTTCTTCAATGCCAACTTAGACTTTGCTTATAAGAACGGAGGCCCGATCACCAGATCATTCATCGAGAACTTACCAAAACATTTGTATTATGTGCCAGCTGTCTTTGATAGCCGTGTTCATATGCTAATGCCTGGATGGTTTCCAGCTATTCCTGGTTTTCACCACGATGATGTACCACGCCCGCCAATTCCAGTTGGTCAACATTTTGCTACAGCAGGACAACCTGATTATGACAGCCCTCGTTACCGGTCTTCGCATATTCTTGGCCTTGTCAATGCCGAGACTGCTCCTACTCAATTTGCTATTGGGGATATCGAGCTTCCTGGACTACCGGATGATGCTGTCATTTACAAAGAGTGGCATCGACATATACAGCGTGCTGTTGATACTGGCGAGCTTAGTAGTGTTTCTACTCCTGATAGGACTCTGGTCCATTTCGATTGGCAAACTTTTCATCAAGCAACCCGAGCTATTAGTAATGGCTGGCGGTGGTTTGGTCGCGTCAGCTGGGACACAGAAAGGGCTAGTACCTGTACAAACGAATACAGAAGAAATGCTCAGGTCTACCTTGAATTCCCTATGGAAGGCTGGTAGTCGTTTACCACCTGCTTGCTCATACATTGCAGCAGATTGCAGTTTCTACTCAGTATCGTCGTTCATTGACTGTACTGTATGGCGTTGGGATTGGTCTTCGAATAAACTGATTGAAGATCCAAATCATCCAGTGCTATGGTGGTTTGATATCGAGACAGATACTGGTGCGGTGACTTTGAAACAGTACAACCCGATCTAAGGATACACATGAGTTTCTTCGAAGATAACGTAGCAGATGGTTCACACTGTTCGCAATGTCTTTGCTACATAGGCGCGGATGTTGGCTACACTCGCGAATGTTCAGATTGTAAGAAGGATAATAATAGTGCCACTCAAAAAGCTCCTAAGCGCAGAAAGCATCGGCGCAATGTTCCGAAGAAGGGACCAATCGTATGTCAAGGTGACACTGTTTCTGGACGGCCTGATACGGTCAATTAGAACAGTTGATTCAGATGGTGTAGTTCGTTGGTATCCAACTGATGGCTGCCACTTAGACTCAAAACACCCGCATGACTACGATATTACAAATTATTCTTGGAAAAGAGGCTTCTGATGGATCTGCGTCCTGTTGTGATTTACCATGCTCATTGTGCTGATGGTATGGCTGCTGCTTGGGTCTTTTGGCACACGTATGGCAATGCGATGGAATATGTTCCCGGCATCTATCAAGGTGCTCTGGAGAACTATGAAGGTCGTGATGTGTACTTCCTGGACTTCTCTGTTCCACGTGCCATCATGGAAGACATTCTGAAGATTGCCAACAAGGTGACAGTGCTAGATCACCATGTAAGTGCTCTTAAGGATCTGGCGCCTCTGGCTAACCATCCGAAGATGAATATGACGAATTGCACCACAGAGAAATCTGGTTGTGCTATCGCCTGGAAGTACGTACATCCATACAAGGCAATGCCTCAACTGTTGGAGCATATCCAGGATCGCGACCTGTGGAAGTTCTATCACAAAGACACCAAGACGATCATGGCGTGGTTCTTCTCCAAAGAGCTCACCTTCGAATTCATTGCTGAAGCCATCTTTACAGTTCGTAAAGACCTAGATTTGGTGTTAGCAATGGGCACCGCACTGCTCGAGAAGCACATGAAAGATGTGGACTCTGTGATTGACCAATGTGTTCGTGAAGTCAATATCGGTGGTTACTTGGTACCTTGTGCATGCGCTAATGGATGGCTGGCCTCTGATGTGGGTAATAAACTCTCTCAGGGTAAGCCTTTCGCCGCTACATACTTTGATACTGAGTCAGGACGAGCTTTTTCGCTCCGATCGAATGACAGTGGAGAAGATGTATCTGCAGTTGCTAAGCTTTATGGTGGTGGCGGCCATCGTAACGCTGCAGGCTTCAAAGTAGATCGTAACAACACTTTGGCAAGGGTTTAAAATGACAGTCACATCTACACCTCTAATCGATGCAATTGAACGCTATGAAAATCTCTTTGCTGTAGGTAATGAGTACGGTTTTGTTCTTGATCTTCGAGAGCATGTCGTAGTTCGTACTGAGGAGATGAGCTATGTGTTCCTGAACCTTGATCATCTGAAACGAGCCATGGCACAGACCATTAATAATTCGCCTCGTGAAATGATGCTCATGTCAGCTTTCTGCTTTGATCGTCAAACTCAAAACTTCTTGAAGACTCGGTTCGCTATTAATGGTGATCATTTCTCAGGGCTGTGGAATAACCTAAAATAAGGGTTAATCATGTCTGCAACATCTAACAGCTATCACACTCCACATGGTACACGTATGTGTGCTGTATGTCGTCAAGCTCAGAAGCCGCTAGGCTTATACCTTCCAGTACTCGATAGGCCGAAGACACAACAATGGATCTGCGAATCTTGCGTTGTGAAAGCGACTTCACCTATCGTCATCGAATTGGTATTTGAGGGACACTTGAGTCTCACGTATGAGGGGCGTTCTGCCGCCGTCCGGGCGTCCGTCATCCGTGTCAGCCGACCGCTCGACATGCGTGGCCGTAGGAGGACTCAGAGCGCAGCGTGAATTTTTGCACCGGCAAGCCCGTTAACTTAACCCTGAAAGGACATCCCGTCCGGTCAGTGAGTTTTCGAGACGATGAGCCAAATGCAAGAAACATCTGCGTTGCCTAATAAAGTAACCGTTGAAGCTATCGAAGCAAGAATCGTGAAGACAGTCTACTGGCAATTGCCAGGTACCACAGCAACCATCTGTCAGCTGTCTATTGACAACGGGTTCGAAGTCCGTGGCGAATCGGCTTGTGTCGATCCAGCGAACTTTGATGAAGCTCTCGGCGAGAAGTATTCTCGTGAAGACGCTTTCCGTAAGCTCTGGCCGCTGTTTGGTTTCCTCCTGACTGAAGATCGTTTCCGCGCAAAGGTATCCTGAAATGAATCGTTACTACGATGCGACAAAAGAGCATGCTCCGTTTGTACTGCCTGATCATCCGACCAAGCTCCATCCGAATAAGCACGTCGTGGGTAAGCACCCGCTGACTGGTAAGTCCGGTAAGCAACGTCGTCAGGCAAGCTTCAGCGCTTAACCCACTGCGGGAAAATGGGTATCTTATATGGAAGAGCTCTATCCAGAGCCTTTCATCATCATTTCAGATCTAATCTTCAGATCTAATTCAAAGAGTATATAAAATGACCGAACTTCGCCAAGTATTCTCCACTCCAGACGGCCAAACTTTCTCCACCAAAGCAGAAGCTATGGCTCACCTGCGCCGTCCGAAGATCCTGGCTGCTCTGAAAGCTGTGACTGGCGGTCGCGCTGAATTGGGCGATTGGCTGTTGGCTAATCAGGAAACCGTGGAAAATGCCTTCGAAACCGGCACCATCCGCCGTGTGACCAAATCTGAAACCAAGCGTTTGGAAAAAGCCTGCGAAGCTTTGAAAGGCCTGGACAAAGGTATTCACAAAGATCTGCTGTTCCTGATCGAAAGCGCTGATGCTGTCAAAGAATCGTTCCGCTGGCCTTCGGTTAAGCGTATGGACGACGAAGCCAAGGCTGTTGCTGCTCGCAATACCCTGATGCTGGCCACCGAAAATAACGGTGAACTGGTTGACTGGATCCTGGCTCAGAAAGATGCAATCCTGGAAAGCTACAAGGCTGGTGTTGAAAAGCGCCAAGTCAACCCGAAAGCCCAGGATGCTCTGGCTGCTTACCGTCAAAAGAAAGCTGACGAGAAAGCTGCTCTGGCCGCTGGTGGCAAGTCGGAAGAAGAACAAGCTGAGTAATCAGTAGTTCTGCTGTAACAAATGAAAGGCCTCCTGAGTAGCTCTTGGGAGGCCTTTTAAATTGTTTCACATAGCCCTGAACCGGCTTTAAAGGGTTCACCTCTCCATTTATTTTTCGTTCTAAGGACATGAAATGAAAGAAGTATTCTTGAAGAACCCTATCAAATCCATCATCAGTGCCGCAGTAGGCATGATCTTGATTATGCTCATCCTCGGTAGCTTCTATACTATCGATGAAACAGAGCGTGGGGTTGTTCTTCGTAACGGTGCCTATACAGAAACCGTTGAGCCTGGTCTTCATTGGAAACGTCCTTTCGTGGACACAGTACGTGAAATCTCAGTTCAGAGCTTTACCAACACCTTCGAAGATCTGCCGGTATTGAGCAATGACACTCAGCCTGCTGTGGTCAAGGTATCTGTATCATGGCACATCGATCCAGGCGCAGTAGATAACATCTACAAGAAATACAAGAACGTAGATGGTGTCACCAGTCGTGTGATCAACCGTGTGGTGCCTACTGAGCTGAAGAATACCTTTGGTGAATACACTGCTACTGCAGCAACTCAGAATGCGAACGGCCCTATCGCTACAATGACTGAGCGTATGGTGAAAGCTACCGCTGGTGCTTTGTTGATTGATAGTGTTCAGATTGAACGTGTGGTGTTCAACCCTACATACATGAAGTCGATTTCTGACAAGATGGTTGCTACTCAGTTGGTTCTCACTAAAGGCCAACAGAAAGAAGCTGCCGATATCGACAACAAAATGGCTGTAGCAAAGGCTCAAGCTGAAGCTGACTCACAGTTCAAGAAAGCAGAAGCTGAAGCCAAAGGTATTCGCGCTCTCGGTGAAGCTGAAGCCGCTGCAATCAGTGCTAAAGCCGCTGCTCTGGCATCGAACGCTCAATTGGTTGAATATACCAAAGCTGCTGCCTGGAACGGTGTGTTGCCTACAAGCATGATTCCGAATGCTGCAATACCTTTCCTGAGCAAACAGTAAGAACAATCCGGCCATCCTTAATTGGGTGGCCTTTTAAATGGAGCTTCGGATGATTTTGCAGAAGATTGTTTCTGTGTTCCAGAACGAAGAACGGGGCCGTAATGCTATACAAGATCTTTTAGATGCTGGCTGGCACGTAGCTCATGCAACACCTCTCCATGGCCACGGCTATGCCTCAGGTGAAGTCCAGTACATCCTTAGTAAGTACGAGGACGACCCTCTTGCAAGCATGCCTCAAGGTGTGGAGAAGGCTAAATAATGCCGGTATTTGAAATGAACCAGAAGGTTGACATCACCTACGTCGTTCGCAGCTATCGTAAGAGCGATGGTGGAGTCTGCAATGAGATCCATTCTACAGGCATCTCTAAGATCGAAAAGGCTGTAGAAGTCTGCGAAGACCGTAACAAGTACCGCCCAGGTAATATCTGGATTGTTCAAGCACATTATGAGTTGACTCCTCTTAAAGTTCGTAAGGACCCTTGTGATGGCAAATGTTAATCGTTATAAAGTGACTGGCTCTGCAGCAAACGGCACACCAATCACTCACTGTTACTCGAACAAGGCTAACGCTATGCGTCTGGCTAATGAGATACGAGATAGCGCTGTATATGACCTCGAAACTAAACACTACGTCGGCGGCAATTCTGACTTTGCTAAGCGCATGGTTGCTGCAGCTAAGGAACAAGCATGATCGAACTCTTCAAGAACCTGCTACTTCAGGCAGATCCAAAAGTACTCGCGCAGCATTCGCGTATGGACCATCACGCTATTGGCATGCACTATTTGTGTCTGCATCGTAGCGAAGCAATGACGGTCAAGTTGTACCATATCACGGATAATGCTGAGAATAGTAATAGCGGCTTTCTCATTCATCCGCATAATCATCGTTACATGTTCGATACCTATGTTCTTAAAGGCGTTATCGATCACATCAAGTTTGGTGTCAATCCAGCGGCCTTACGTCTGAACGTTGACCAGCTTGAAACGAAGTATGTCAATCCTGATGTCGGCTTTAGCACTCGTCGCAAGCCTGGTGTAGCATTAACAGCGATCGAATCTCGCCAGTATTGGGCGAATGGTGATTGTAATAGTTACCGTGTGGTGCCTCAAGACATTCACACGTTACGCGTCTCGGAAGAGTGCGTTCTTGGTCTAGTTCAGTATGCCGATACTGACGTAAAGACTTCGATGTACATGCCTCGTGATGTCAAAGCGACAGACCTTGACTGTACCGGCTCAGTAATGACGGAAGAGCAATATGCCCTCTTGGCTTATACTCTCATTAAGAAAATCAAAGCGACTCCATTCGCAATCTAAGGTGAACTCTGTGACTACTCCAGTATCTAACTACTTCCAGCACGAAGGCCGTACCTACCTGAACGTCAAGCCAGTAGAGCAGCTCATGCGCTCCAATCTGATCTCT